TCAGAGCTGCTGTTTGTACACTAAATCCCCCGGTTTGACTACGGGGGATTTTTTTGTTGTACTTTGTGCAACAAAATTCATGTCTACCAGGCTGACTTCTGATTTTGTTGTACTTTGTGCAACAGTATCCACGTCTAACGAGCTGAATTGTGATTTAGTTGTACTTTGTGCAACAGTATCCACGTCTAACGAGCTGAATTGTGATTTAGTTGTACTTTGTGCAACAAAATTCATGTCTAGCGAGCCGATTTCTGATTTAGTTGTACTTTGTGCAACTAAATCCACGTCTAGCGAGCCGATTTCTGATTTAGTTGTACTTTGTGCAACTAGAATTAAGGAAAATGCCCTTAATAAGCACATTTCTCGAAAATAGCTGCACAAAGTGCAATTAACAGTATTTTTATAACGAGAATGGCGGTTACTATTGTACAAACTGCAACTAAACGATTCGTTTCCTGATTACTCCTAAACTTCCCTCGATTTTCACCTCTACTTGTTTCCTTCTGACTTCGAAGATAGTTCCTCCTACCCTCAACATAGTAAGGCCCCTCAATTTAATTATCTGACGTAACGTTTGAATTTCTCTTCTCATGGCGAAACTAATATGTGGTTTTAAATTGCTGTAGGAGGAAAAAAGCATGCTTCCTGTCCATGAACGCCTTGCCGAGTTGTTCACCCTGAGCCGTAGACGGCAGCTTACTGCTGCTGAGGAAACGGAACAACAGCAGTGCCTGCAAATAAACGCTACCTACTGCTATGAGATGGCCCGATTGCAAAATGAAATCCAATTAGCGGAACAGACAGCTGATCTACAATGGCATCAAGATATTTGTGCACAAATGTTTGAGCTGCGTGTGACGGGCAGGGTATCCAAACGTCCTAAGTAACTGAATAGAAATCTAACCCTGCTGTATTATGTTCTGCTGTTTTGCCGTTCTGCTGTTCTGCCATTTGCCGTTCTGCCGTTCTTCCATTCTGACATTCTGCCGTTCTGCCGTTCTTCCAATCTTCCATTCTGCCGTTCTGCCGTTCTTCCAATCTTCCATTCTGCCGTTCTTCCGTGCTTCCGTGCTTCCGTGCTTCCGTGCTTCCGTTCTTCCGTTCTTCCATTCTGCCGTTCTTCCGTTCTTCCGTTCTTCCGTTCTGCCGTTCTTCCATTCTGCCGTTCTGCCGTTCCCCTGTTCTGCTGTTCTGCTGTTCTGCTGTTCTGCTGTTCTGCTGTTCTGCTGTTCTTCCATTCTGCCGTTCTTCCTTTGCCTTGTCCCGTAATACCTATATGCCATATTCCACTCTACTCTGGTCTGCCTGTTCTAACCCCGGACCCATTAATCTCTACATTCTATATCCCTATAAAAAACAGCCCACACCGCAGTTGCCTAAGCAACGGGAATGAGCTGTTGTTCTGTTCTGTTCTGTTCCGTTCTGTCGGTCTATAGGAAGCGGAATTGCGCTTCGATCAGACCGTTGTATACCCCATCACGGGATGTCAACTCATGATGGTTTCCTTCTTCTTTTATCTCTCCGTGATCGAGGACGACTATTTTATCCGCATGGCGGATGGTAGAAAGTCTGTGCGCTACGATAAAGGAGGTTCGGCCTTGAAGCAGGATTTTGAGTGCCTCCTGGATCTTCAGCTCTGTCTCCGTATCAATGCTGGCAGTTGCCTCATCCAGGATTAGAATACGCGGATTTGCCAAGAGCGCCCGGGCGAAGGAGAGAAGCTGACGTTGTCCCATCGACAACGCGCTGCCGCGCTCTTCCACCTCTGTCTCATACCCACCGGGCAGCTTCATGATGAAGTCGTGGGCATCCACGGCTTTTGCAGCATTTTCCACTTCTTCATCTGTAGCCTCCAGACGGCCAAAACGGATATTATCCCGAATCGTTCCCGAGAAAATAAAGGTATCTTGCAGCACGATTCCGATCTGCCTTCGCAGGCTGTCTAACGTAACCCCGCGGATATCTTCACCGTCTATCGTGATTCGGCCGCTTTTGATATCATAAAACCGGCCAATCAGGTTAATGATCGTACTTTTACCAGAACCTGTATGACCTACGAGCGCGATCGACTGTCCTGCTTTTACATCCAGATCAATACCTTTTAATGCAGCCCGGCCTTTTTCATATTCAAAAATGACCTTCTCAAAGTTAATATCCCCACGAATCGTTCCCATTGGCTTAGCACCAGGATTATCTTGAACCGCAGGTTGCTCATCCAAATATTCAAAGATCCGTTCCGAGGAAGCCATTGCCACAAGCAGCTGATTGTACATCTGCCCAAGGCGATTAATCGGGTCCCAGAAGTTGCTGACATAAGAACTGAATGCTACCAGCATACCTACTGTGAGTTCTCCAGATTGGATCAGATAAGCCCCCAGCCAAAAGAGGATCATTGTCCCAAAACCACCTGTGACCTCAATAATCGGACCGAACGCCTGGTTCATCGCAGAGGCTTTGTTCCAGGATTTTTTGCTGTCGGTATTCATAACATCGAAATAATTCATATTTTCTTGTTCTTGGGTGTAGGCTTGTGTGACTCTGATTCCCTGAATCGATTCATTTAAATGAGAATTAATTCTGGAGTTCTTCATCCGCACATCCTGCCAAGCGATCCGAATCTTTTGGCGCAGCTTAGTTGAAACAAAGAACATAATCGGAACCGTAACCATTACTGCAAGACCTAGCTTCCAGTTGATCACTAGCAGAATAATGGTAATCCCCATAAGCTGCACGCAGTCGATCATCAGATTGACAACCCCGTTTGTGAACAAATCCTGCAAAGAGTTGATATCATTGGTTACCCGCACTAATACCGAACCTGCCGGACGTTTATCAAAGAAGTTAAAGGAGAGCTTCTGAATATGCTTGAACAAATCTGAGCGCAAATCATAAATCACTCTTTGGCCTATGATGTTCGTGTATTTAATCCGGTATACTCCCGCAATCCATTGAATCAGATATAAGACGATTACCCCTGCTGTAAGCGAATATAGCAGAGATAAGCTGGGATTCCCCACCTTTGGCGCAATCGCACGGTCAATGGCTAAACTTGTTAGGAACGGGACGGTCAACTTCGTGATAGTTCCCAGAATCATCATGATGGACACCAATGGAAGCATCTGCTTTGCATAAGGCTTCATGTACCCGAACAGTCTGGTGAATTGCTTCCAGTCAAAAGCCTTATCGATGACATCATCATCTTTATATACAAAACGTTCATCCAGCTCTTGCTGCTCGGCTGCTTTATTTTTTGCTCCCGTAGCGGTCATTGGTTTGGCTTCAAGTTTCATATGCCTCACTCCTCCCCTCTTCCGGTCGCTCTGGCCAGATAATCAGCATACTGTATCCGGTATACATCCTGATAAGGACCCGGCACTTCAATTAGCTCTTTATGGGTACCACGCTGCTGTACATGACCTTCGTTCATGACGATAATCTGATCCGCATGGCGCAAGGAGGAGATCCGATGGGCAATAATAAGTGTAGTGCGCCCCTTCATGACCTCTTGGAATCCGGCTTGAATCTCGTGCTCCGTCTCCATATCGACAGCGCTGGTCGCATCATCGAGGATAAGAATCCGCGGATTCTTAAGCAGGGCTCTAGCGATGGCAATCCGTTGCTTTTGTCCACCGGAAAGACCCATTCCGCGCTCACCCACCACAGTGTCATAACCATCTTCCATCTCCATGATGAAATCATGGGCTTTGGCAAGTTGTGCAGCTCGGATAATTTCTTCCATGCTTACATTTTTCAACCCATAGGAGATGTTGTTGCGAATTGAGGAGGAGAACAGGAAGGTCTCCTGAAAGACCGTCGCGATCTGTGAACGCAAGCTGCGAACATTGTATTCTCTGATGTCCATCCCATCCAGTGTGATGCTGCCTTCATTAACGTCATAAGCACGCATCATCAGCTGTGTAATGGTCGATTTACCAGAGCCCGTTCCTCCAAGGAACCCTATAACCGCACCAGATTTAGCCTCAAAATCAATGTCTGTAACCGCAGGCATTTTGTTTCCATAAGCAAATGTGACGTGATTAAACGCTACATCTCCCTTAACCTCAGAAGGTACCAGTTCACGGGCGTTCTCTTTATCCTTCACATCAATATTCTGATTAAGTACTTCCAATACACGTTCTCCCGATGCTTTGGACTGTGTATAGTTATTAATATGGAATCCAAGACCCCAAATCGGTCCAATGATGTACCAAATTAAGCTGAAAAAAGCAACCAGTTCGCCCAGCGACATTTTCCCCTTAATAACTAACGTTCCGCCTACTCCAAGCAGAATAGCTGCACTGATCGATGCTAAAAACTCCATCGCTGGAAAAAACTTACTCCAGAGCTCAGCAGCAAAAATCTGGTTATTCTTATAACGTTCGTTACGGTGCGAGAATTTCTCTACTTCATGAGCCTCTCTCGCAAACGATTTGACGGTGCGCACACCCGTGATATTCTCCTGTACAGCCGTAGTCAGAGAACTGAGCGCAAGGCGCATCTCTTGAAAGGCCGGGTGAATCTTAGACTCAAATTTTAGCGCAATAAACGCCAGGATTGGCATCGTAATCAAAGTTACTAGAGTAAGCTGCCAATTGAGTGAGAACATCATAATCGAACCAAAAATGACCATAAAAAAGACATTAAGCAACTGAGCAAAACCGAAACCGATAAAGTTACGAATCGCTTCCAAATCTCCGGTTAGTCGGGACATCAAATCCCCAGTTTTCGCGGTATCATAATAACGGAAAGATAGGAATTGCAGCTTCTCATAACAAGCATTACGCAGCCGGTATGCAAGAAAGTTACCTAGCCGTCCTCCAAAAAATCCATGTGCAAACTGCAGGCATGCTTTTACTATTACTACAGCTAACACGCTCAATGCGAGCACTGGCACCTCTGTAAACTTAAGTGGCACAATAACATCATCGATCAGCTTTCTTAACAAATTGGGGGTAATCAGCCCCACTGCAGTTGCAGCGGCCAAACATATAATCGAAAGAATCAGAAAATGCAGCTTCTCTCGATAATAACCGCGCAGTTGCCTGAGAACATCCATATCTCTCCTCCTTAAGGCTTACCTAGTAAGCATTTTTTTGTATAAAGCAAATGTTACATCGTAAGCTAGCTTTTTTTAGCGCTTACAATTTAGTGACTTTATGCAGTGTATCATCCATAATTTAATGCGGCAAAGGGGAGAATTGCGCGTTTTTGCGGTTATTTCGGAAAAAAGCAGCATCTACATGATATAAAGGACCCTCGTTATCTTAAAATGCTCGTGTTTCCTCCTTAATCCTGATGAATGAAGAATCTACATGAATATTGTAATCATCGTGTAATATTAGGAGGACCTTTATTCGGTTTTTTGCATAATTATTGGAATTTATTCCGGGTTTCGAAGAGTTCACTTTTTCGCCGTCTTAAATTTGCCTCAGATGTAAAACTTTTACCACAATTTACCGTAATATAGTAATACAACACTTTTTACTTATATTATGGAGGGGAACTATATTGAAAAAGCAGCTTATTTTATATTGTATTATCGCCATTATCCTTCTCTCAGGGTGTAGCAATACAAATAACAATAACCCTACGGACGCAAACACAGCGATCAACGAATCTAAAAACTTGTTTAATTTCGGGGAAATTTCCTCAAAAGCAGATACAGCAGCACCCTCACCTGAAAAAACGCTAAGAGAAATAAGCAATTTTGTTATTGCCGACATTTGGAATGTAGGGTTTGTAGATGTTATCTCATACACTAGAAGTGGTACAAGCAGTACAGGAGCGAGCATGGACATAGACTTTACGGTCGAACAGCTTGGCAAAGCCATGGAAGAGAAAAAAGAATACGATACATATATGAACAAGTTAGATACTAAGTATGATTCTATTAAGAAAATATGGGCCAAGCTTTCACCAGAAATTGATCTTTTATATAAGCAGATCCAGGAGACACCTCCAAAAGCAAACGATGACAGCTTAACACTTGATGCAGGTAAATTTAATCAATATTCAGAGGCTTTTAATAAAGAAGTGAATGATCTGGCAAAACAGTAGCCTTTACTATATAAAAAACCCCGCCAATGATTTGGCGCCATTCTATTCTTTCTCTCATAAAATATAAAATCAACAATGAGAGGTTAGGTGAATAGGATGAGTATACAGTTTCTTGATATGCGGATTTCACAGGGCAGCACTATGGATGCGCAAAATCTTAATTTAGTTCGTTCAGGTGCAATTTTCGGTGACATTGGACTTCAGACAGTAAAAGTTACCCCTGCAAATGCAGGCTTAGTGAGAGTCACATTGAATGCTTTTGCCAGACTTAGTGTTGATGTTAGCATTATAGTTCAGAATGATGTTACTTTTAGTATTTACCGCAATAATATATTAATTTTTAGTACAACGTACCCCGGAAACATCAATAATACAACGACCCAATATGAAATGGTTGGAATCACCGCTGTCGACTATCCGCCTTCGACCGATTTGCTTACCGGCCAGATTCAATACACCATTGTAGCATCAGCGATTAGAACGGCATCTCTGGGAGCCAGATCCTTCAGTGGAATTGCCGTTGCCGGAAATGGATAGTTGAAAATATTAAAGGTAAGTCCCCGGAGCATTCGGGGATTTTTTTCAATTGTGCCCATAAAAAAGCATCCGCAGAAAAATATCTACGGATGCTTTGAAGAAATATAAACGTTAGGAGGACGGGCCTCCATTCATAAGCGCTCTTATTAACCGATTGAACCTTCCATCTCGAACTTGAATAACTCCGTTTTTCATATCATACATTATAATGAAGAAACACGATATTTTTAAGTGTTTCTTCATTTTCTCTTTTCATATCATTGTATAGGATATCATTTTGTATCGGCACGAAATCGGCACGAAAATCTACTCTCAGTTTTAATCTATATTGATTGTATAACTACCAGTTGGTGTTGTCACAGTTACCTCAGTAGATGCTTCGATTTTTTCTGATATCTGAATTGATTTCACAAACAACTTGATCAATTCAATATTTAAATCCCAAGGTATTTCAATTTTCATTTTGCTTAACTCCTTTGATGAGATGTAATAATAGTCATGTACAAAAAAACGAACTCCCCATTTGTCAATAGGATTTTAAATTCTGGAATGGCATTACCATGTAATTTGAAATATGTTAAAGTAAAGTTGTGAATTTTTAGTACAAGCTCTTTCTTCAAGGACTTACCCTGGCCGGTAAGTCCTTGATCCATTTTTTATGATATAATTCTTTACGTAATCACTCCTAACCAAAGGAGATAGAACTGTGGTTAAAGTCTCCAGGGGGAGATGTCTACTTCAGGACTGGTTAGATCTAAAAGGAATGTCTCAGGCTGAATTATCCAGAAGAACTGGTTACGCCGCTAGGATGATATCCTTTTATTGTTCGGGATCTCGACCAATGAGTACTAATGCGATGTACATTATATCGAGAGTACTCGGCATTCATATGGAAGATTTATATGAATGGAAAATGAAGTAGGTTGCGGCAAACGCCGCCCCTCTCGGATATTTTCGGTACCTATAGGTACCGAAAAAGGATACTAATCACCTCATTTCTTCTACATCATTGGTTAATCTACATAACTATTGTAACATTACCACAATGTGTAATTTGTCGAATAATATCGAAATTTTATGTGTGAGCCTAGTACGGATTTTTCTTGACTTTCACAGAAACGTATGATCAAAAAAAGATCCTAACTAGCATAACTATCTAGTTAGGATCTTTTTTTCAATAGGGGTAACAGATATTCTGCTCTATTTCTTGCTATTGGTGATGTAAATTCAGTACCTCTAAATCTTACGGTATACCCGAACATATCTTTATCTACCTGATCAATTAAATCGAGATTTATAATATTTCCATTGTATGCCGGATAAAAGTAAGGAATCGCATCTTTGCACTTCTGGAGGGTTAATCCTACAGTATAAACACCTGTTTTAGTATAGAATCGCGGAACATTATAATTCCTCTTCGGCTCCCACATATCTATGTAAAACACATCGCTAACAGATATAAATTCTCCCTCGCCCAACGTATTTGAGTTCAGTATAGGAGCTACCAAAATAGATCTGGTATCCAGTTTCCTTTTTTTCGCTTGTTCAACGATATCATCCAAACTCGACACGGTTTTAATATTAACGCCTGTACTCAATTCAGAATTTCTAAAATATGCTATCCCGCCGTAACTTCCGGTCTTAAAACGACTGACATTCCTTATATTCACCAGATTATTTCCATCAAGAGAGCTGAAATCCGGAAAAGCAGCTATGCATTCTTCCATAGTAGTCAAGATGGTAAATGAACCATTTAATGTATGGAACAATGGTGTGTTGTAGTTGCTTTTCGGTTTCCACATTTCTACGCTCATGATATCTTTTTCCGAAAAATGGTGTTGAGAGTTTCCTCTACCATTGCCGACTGCGACACCAACAACTAAACGATTATGATCTTCCATAAAAACTACTCACTTTTACGCAGTTCATTAGGAACCGGCATTGCCCCGACAATTGTCTTTCTGCCTTTAGCAGCCTTTAACGCAAAATCAGTTGTCAGTTTAGACAAAATGCGTGCTGTAGATTTCTTCAATTCATACACCTCCTTTCCTATGATATATAGGTAGTATCAAAATAGCTTGAACAAAGAAAGAGATTGTTACTATTGAATTCGAAAAAAACAGGCTGACTACCACCATTGCCATAGAAGTTAATTTTGACCAATGTTCATTGAATCCAACCGCATTTATATCCTCGTAATCATTCGGGGCGTACAACCACATTATGACCAGTGAAATTAATCCTATGGTATATTGAACTGGTTGACTAATTTCAGCCAAAGGTATGAGCGCTGCAGCTAGACCTGTTACAAGAGAACATACTGTGATTGGAAGATGAACCCCGCCTGAAAACTTCCGAAGTGCCATGAATGATAGGAGTGCTATCATCGAACTCAATACGTTACTAAAAATATAACCGAAAATTACTGTGGAAATGATGCCGAAATAGAGATTAAGTTTGATTCCAATACCATATTCTAATACTTCAACTGATCCTGGACCATGTGGATCAGCCGACTTTATTTTTAGCGCTATATGCCTCGATAGCTTTTCTAATATCATCTTTATCACTCCGACCTGAAAAGTAAAATGAAATTATAAATGAAATTGCTGCAATTATTAGTAACCCTAATGGATTGGAACTGTATAAAAGAAACACTGTGACAGAAATGGTTAACAATGAAGCTATACTTCCTAAAAGTAGCATTACATTTCTTCTCGTAAGATAGTTTTCTTTTGAAAAAAAATCATGTGGTGGTTTTATAATAAAGGAGAACCCAAAATTGAACTTACTCAACAAGATAGACAGAAACAGTGTAATAGCTATACATGATATCTGGAAAAAATATAGGTAGAGGCCGTTATTCTCTCTTAGAATACCAACATGAATCAGGTCCATCCAATCATAAACATAAAAGATTGTCATTTGAATTATCGCGTATGCACATAAACCTGCCCCAGCAATGAAAGATGCAATGTGTGTCTTTATCTGCATCCCAAATCTTAAAAAGAATACAAACAAGATATATTGTGACGGTAAGTCAAACTTTGGAGCATTCAAAACCATTCGCATCATAAATGAAAAAAGGGCAATAAGTATTGCAAATGAGATAATTCTAAAACGATATTCTTTGACTGGTAGCATATATAGTTTCAATATTAAGAGTACCGCAGTTGTAGCATCAAAAATACCGAGTAAAATATAAGTTGTTGTATCCAACATAGATAAACACCGCCTGAATTAGTATGTTATACATGTTTTATTATAAAGGAGATCTTTTAAAGAAATAGTAGTTTTTCTCATTCAGGCGGATACGTTATTGATTGCATATACTTGCTTATTCCCTCCCATCTATAGATTTCTTAATTCCTTTTCCCTCCCGCGTATACTCGCTAGCTAATCCTTACTTTCAATAACGAAATAACGTTATTTAGATATTGTGTTACATCGAATATACTCTTTTATCTCGATATAGTCAACATAAATAACGATATTGCGTTATTTATGTATTAATGTTAAATTACATAAAGGAGGTGTACATAAAATGATTCGAATAAAATTACAAAAAATCATTGATGAGCGCGGTATAACTCAGAAGCAGCTCTCAGAGCTTTCAAAGTTGCGACCTACTACTATAAGTGAGTTATGCAACAACATACGTACATCAATTAATCGAGAACATTTAGAAAAAGTTATGATTGCATTAGACATTAAAGAAATATCTGAGGTAATTGAATATATTGAGGATAAAGGAACCACGTCAGCATAAGTAGCTGACGTGGTTTTTTCATTATAATGGTTTAGGCAAGGTTGTTATGAATCTAGCATAGCCGTTTTTATTTTTAAGAAGGTTCAAACTGCGAAACCGTGGAAGTCGTAGAAGATCCTCTAAATCAAACGGAGATAGTTCGTCCTTAAGCTCATTGAAATTCTTTTTATCACATCCACTTATAAGCATATATGAAGCGTTGGCACTTCTAAGCTCTTCGCGGATATGTTTAAGCTGATTTAAATAGTGACAACTAATAATGGGTTTAGCTGCAAACTTCGCAAGTCGGCTAAGCTTTTCGGTCAAGAACTTTTCTGTATTTTGAACCTGATACAATTCATCGAAAACGATATTTACTTTTGTAAGCTTATTGCGTTCTGGGATACGCTGCCCGCGTACCTGGAGAGCCAACCAAAGTTTTGTAATCCAATACGTTGTGTATACATCGCGTTCACCGTCAGTACTAAACATAGTTTCTGGCATCCTAATGGTAATCAGTTGATTCTTTTGCAACTCCTTAGCTAGATCGATATTGCCAGCCGTCGATTTTTTAAGCATCATCTCCATGTAAGTATTAGCTTTAAGTTTATTTAAACGATCAATTACACCAGTTATAAGATGTTCTTTTGTTCCGATCAGCTGTGAAATTGATGTAGTTACCCCATCCTCTTTAAGCTTTATATCCTTGTATTCATCTAGTTCACAAAGGCTGCTGATGTACTCAGTAAGGTTTTCTTGCTGTGGTCTCGGGACCTTATCAATAAACACATGACGTGCCGTATGATCCTGCAGGACGCTGAATACATCCCGTATACTACCTGATGACACAAAGACTACAAGGGCTGCACTGGTTAGGTATCGTTCCATCTTGGCGCTGAGGCGCGTATCATCGGCGTTAATACTATTGATAAGTGTCATGAGCTGTGTAGTCTGCTTCTTAGCATTATCATACTGGACAAAGGGATCAGTGCTAGTTCCTACTTCGTTGTATCCTAATCCCTGTAATGTCTTTACATCGCCACAATTAATCGTAAGTGTTTGATGTCCTGGAAATGCAGCAGATACTTCACTGCTCAATTCACAGTTTTTAATGTAATCAAAAATGACTACACATTCACCAGCTTCAATCGCGTCTTTACTCATGTTTCCGATCAATGCCGATTTTCCGGCGCGTGTTGGCCCGATCAAAACAAGAGTTAAATTTTTATACTCACTGTCATTACTGATATAAGCCGCTTGCTCTTTTCCTCTATATAGATTGGCTCCAATCCTAATAACGCCTTCCTGTAAATCCTCTGGTACTTGCGTTTCTTGAGTCTCGACCTTATCTATAAAATCATATCGTTCCAAAATATCACGCCCAGCAAGCGCGATAAAATTCTGGAGTTCTTCGTCACTCATCTTATTTACGGCCGCTCCACGAAAAGAAAAATCATTATACTGTGATTTACTCCTGAGTAATCGAGAAGCAAGCTCATTGTCTCCACTAACAGCATCGAAACTCTGTGTAAGACTTCGCCCATTATTCCTCTGACGTAAACCATTTTTACTCTCACTCATTACTATTATTTGTGTATTAAGAATTGCTGCTGTTGCCTTTTGTTCTGTGCTAGAGCTAATCTTTCCGCGCCCATTCAGACGAAGTAGGAGCCCATCAAACAGGTTCTCACTTGCAGCCTTACGTTCACCCCCTATCAGCTCACTAACTTCTCCAGCGATACCAGCAAGCATTGATACTGCCATTCGTAGTAAGTACCCAACCCCAACTTTATTACGATCTACTGGCATCCCTCGTCGAACTTTATCTATTGTTGCTTTATATGTGCTACGCCAGCTAAATTGAGAGGTTGGCATAAGGTTAAATAGTATTCCTGCTCGATCTCCATCCTCTAACGCTTCAATTACATTTAGTGATGAGTTAAGCCAATCATTATTCCTGCGATCAACATTGAGGCTAAGAGCATCTTCTTTCTTATAACTCAAATGATACTTTGCAGCTCCACATTCAAATTCAGGCAGTTCAGCAACTTCCTCGATCGTAACACCTTGCCAAGCATCACCCATCTTTTCTTTAATCAACCCTAAGTGCTGGCGAGGTATAATAAAGTAAAACTCCACCTTTTGTTTTTCAACATAAATAAAATACGTCACCTTAGCAGGCAAGGAATATGACACTGAGACTGGCACGGATAATCGTTGACCTAGCACACGTATAACCCTTTCTTCTTCCATCCGGACTGACTCAAAAACATTCTTATACAGGGATCCTATAACCCGGGCCAGCTTGTGAGTGTTATTATTTCGAATACTGTTGCTAGGCTTCAGCCGCAAGTACACATATTCTGGTTTGATTATTCGCATGGCTTCGCTAAACTTGATAGCCTTCATACGATCACCCCACTAGATACTTAATTAGCGTGTAACCAACAACTAATAGACTGGTCCATCGTTTCCCCTTTTCCCAACCGGCCACATATAAAATAATAGACAAGCCCCCACCAACCAACGCGATGGAATATGAAAGATCGACCGCTACATCCTTTAATCCACTAAGAGCCCCTAGCACAATCTCCTTCACTGCTTCCCGTGAATGCTCCTTCAGCCCATCTATAAACGGATTCATATCCTCACGCTCCCATATCAGCGAATACAACATCCACCTGCTTTAATCCCCACGGCAGCGCCCATAGTACAACGTATACAAGTAAATATCCCAAGAAATTTTTCTTAGCTGATTGAACATCACCTTGAATCGCACTCTGAATTGTATCGATGCCGCCTTTCATAACAATTATCCATTTCCCAACGTTGAGTAGTTTCTTATACAATTTGTCGGCTACTGCATCTATACCAGTGGCAGCGTGAGAAGTACCCGGTAAGCCTATGAGTAACAACAATGTTATTCCTGCAACCTTGATAAGTGTTTCTTTTTTCATAACGGATTTAGTGACCTTTTCACGGATATCATCCAAATCAATGAATATGAAAGGCTCATGCAGCTGCTTTTTCTCAATGAAAAACTCACCCCAACTTACTGTCTTCACCTTGGACATGTTAATCATCTCCTATTAGGGATGTATACAGCAGGTTTACTTACTACTGGCTTGCTTCTAGTGTCGGCAGTTATCCATGGCAATGCCCTATCGGGCACAATAAGAGGCCTATCAGGTACTACTAATGGTCTCTCAGTAACCGTTGCACTTTTAGTGGTCTTAATCCCTAACATCAACCGCAATCCATCCCTGGACAGGCTGCTTACTGTTTTCTTATCCATGTCTTTAACAGCCTCTTTTATATCTGCGTCGAGATCCTTCCGAAGTCTAAATGTAATTGGATCGTTCATCTTGTTTACCTCCTGTAAACGTTGGTATACAAGAGCTTATGGCAATGGATTTGTCCAATATGTTCAATTTTTTATTCCAAAAGGTTTATTTTTCTGAACTGTTGTCCATGCTAATAAAAAATTAAAAGGGCGTGGTGTAATGTTCGGACTTGGAAAGCCAAGGTCTAAGTTAGGCAAATGGATAGATCGACGCGGAATTAAACAAGAATGGATTACTCAAGTGGGAGGAGTTTCGAAGGGTACGGTTGTAAAACTGTGTAATGAAAAGGATTACGTGCCGAGTGGAAGTACTATGAAGAAAGTAATAAAGGCCCTTCGAGAGGTTGATGCCTCTGTCCGGGCCGATCAATTTTGGGATTTGTAGACACTATGTACACATTGGGGATAGATCCATGCCCTTAACTTTCGCTTCCGCTTCCTTGCGGCTTGCCGCTGCGGTTCTCAGCGAAAGTTTATTTATACTATATACCTATGTATTAATGGGGCTTGATATGCCCCTAATGATTCGCATTATTAGAGTTCAGCAGAAATAATATCCGTTAACTTTATCCAGTCCCAATCATCACTATGACGGAATTTAATCTGTTGAAGCTGTTGGTCTACTCTCGTCACTATTCCATGTATTTGCATATCCTCATACTCTTTAAACACCGTTAATGTGATCGGGCTGCAATCTTCTAATGATTGAGCTAACACCTGTGAGATCTCCACTAATGCTTGGGGATCTAAATCAGGTTTTTTACGTGTCTCTTCATTCAACGCATCGTCTAGTATCCTTGCCTTATGTTCTGGCATAATCATACGACTGCCTTCCCATAGTCCATTTCCTTCTAGTTTTTTTCTAGCCATGTAAAGTCCTCCTAGTGCATCGTCCAGTAATCAATATTACCGCCATCCATACCCCATTGTATCTCCTGTGATGCTATCTGACGCTTTTTAAAACGTGAGTCAGGACGTTCCCATCCTTCAATTATAACCGCCGTCTCAGGCGGCGTGTTTGGATTCCACTCAATATAATTTTCCTCAACCAGTTCTTTCAAAGCTGCCTTTATTGGTACTGGCATACGTCCACTAAGGCGTTCCAACTCCGGTAGACTTGGCATATGTGCATGATGATTTGCTGAGTGGGTCATGATCATAAGCAGTTTCCGGGCAGTATCACTTAACATGTCGAATCACCCTCAGCGCTCTTGGAGAACTCTCTTTTCGTTCTAAATACCCTTTCTCCTCCAACCCCTGAATGTACCTGAAAGCTGTAGATTTTGAGGACAGCCCCATTTCATCCGCAATTTCTTGCACAGTCGGTGAATATTTCAAGCGATCATATAGATTATTGATTGCCTTCAGAGCATCTTTTTCTCTTCTAGTTAATTCACTAATGCTGATCAGCTCCTTTAAGAAATTCAAAGAGATCCAAAAACAAGAACATTTGTTTGTATTATAACCGCATTAGGGAAATTTAAGCAATGGGAAAAAGAGACAGCATGCCTCATGATCCAAGACTTACCTGCCCTCTTATGTCATTCAAAAGATTATAATTATGGAGAGGTGAAACTATGTTTATATCCCCAATGCTGTTGCAAACGGCTCACGGGCCATTTAGTCACAGTGATTATATATTTGAACCTAAGATAGATGGCCATCGACTTATTTATTCCCAAGAGTCCGGTAAAATTCGGTTATATACAAGACACGATAACGAATGTACTCTGCAATACCCTGAACTTCATCTACCCTTTACGGACGATGTAATCCTAGATGGAGAAGTTGCTTGTGTTGATCCGATGACTGGTGTATCCGATTTTGAATCTATTATGAGCCGATTTCAGACGAGGCGAGCAGATAAGATAGTACAACTCACAGGGACTCTCCCCGCGTATTATGCCATCTTTGATATATTGATGTGCAAAGGCAAGGATCTGCGCGGGTTGCCCTTGATGAGCCGTAAGGATATACTGGCGGGGTTAACTCTGCCATCTAATAGCTTTGGAGTAGTACCTCATGTGGAAGGTGCTGGAGAGGCGTTATTTGAACAGATCGAAACTCGTGGTATGGAAGGCGTAGTAGGTAAACGTAAAAACAGCATATACGAGACTGGCCGCCGCTCTCACGCATGGCAAAAGGTCATCAATTGGACTTATGCAGAAGTATTTATTACAGGTTATCGCAAACAGGAATTTGGGTGGCTGGCTGCTGTTCCATCCGGTACGTCCGGAAAGCTACGTCCAGCAGGAATCATTGAACTCGGCGCGTCACCGATCCATAAGCAGGCATTTAGAGGCGTTGCCCAGCAACTTGTAAAAGGCGAGGATAAGGATTTTGTACATCTTGAACCAAGATTACGAGCAAAGGTAAGAATGAGGAACTGGACCAAATCTGGCATGCTTCGAAGCCCGGTATTTACGGAGTTCATCTTATAAGCAAAAACAGACCCGTCAGGTATAAGCCCGGCGGGTTATTTTATGTATGCTCTAAATTCAAATCGCTCCCGAACAAAATGAGCTCCAGCGAGCTCAATAGAATCCGGTGTATACCCCTCTACAATTCCACCATAATCCATAAGATGACCTATTGGATCTGGGTCCAGCCTAAACCATACGGATACCTTTGATTGGGCTAAGGCTGCTGTCAAAAATTCCGCATCACTCTCTAAGACTTTGTATGTAGCGCTCAAGTAATCACTCCCCACACAACAAAATACCCCACCGGCGATGGCAGGGTACAGTGCTTCCGTCATTTCTTTGGCGGTTCTTTTTCTTTCAAATTACTAAGTGCCTTTTCAATGACGAGCTCAGCTAAGTTTTTTTCATTTTGTTCTTTTTTCACAAAGTTACTCGTCTTTTTCTTTGAAGGAATATTAAAGAATCCTTCACGTTTGTTTTGACCAACATAGAGCGGAGTCAATACCATAACATATCACCTCTCCATATAGTTTGTAAAATAAGTGTGATTTAATTCAGGTTTGAAATAATGTTTTCTTTTTATCCATATAAATCCGTCTCCCTTAGAGATGACAGCAACATCTATTGGACCACCCACAGTTTCGGTTTGAAAAGACATTTTGCGTTTGATCGATGTCAGATTGACAAGCGCCTCTGCCATCGCAGCGAGTTCTTCCTTCGGGAAAGATGAAACTGTGTTCATGACAGGCCCGGAAAACTTTACATTTATCATTTGTTCAATTTGTTCTTGAAATTGACGCAACAAATCTTTACCGAAACCAAGCGTTCTTTCTTTTTGGTCATCATCTAACTGTATTATATGTTCGTCAATAATAGCAGGATACAACGAAGTTATGGAGTCAATTAGTCCTACAACCTGCTTTTTAAGTTCTGGATCAATACCTGTTAGAAAAGAATGTACCATCTCTTGCTGGGCAAATGGGACAATTGTTGCTGGATTAGTTGCACTTATTTCAACGTTATGTTCTTCTTTATATTTCAATACCCCGTTAAAAATACCTTCAACCTCATAACTAATTAGAACTGGGAAAATTTCGTCATCTCCAAAACCCGCAATAACTACACCTGTCTCTTCATGAAAATGATCCTTCACAACAAGACATGCAGCTATTAAAACAAATAAAGTTTTTGTTTCAAAATCTATTTCAAAATTAATACGTGACTCAATAATTTGAATAATATATTCTTTGAACTGCTTATCAAAAACATCGAAGTAATCATCATTTAAGCTGGTAATATAATCAGTTCCTACATATTCAGTTGCATAAAAATCGACCATTCCATAAATCATTTGTGCAACCTGCTCTTCGCTTGGTTCTACCTTCCAAATCTCAGGGATCATTAAATTAATCTCATCAAGTATTTTATCCAGAAATTTATAAAACTTTCTTCCGATTAGTTTCTTCTCATATTCTTTATCGTAAAAACGGTCATCAGAAATTAGGAAATGAAAGAAATCGTCACTATAATCCTTTAGATTTCTATATGTAATATCACCTAATTTTTTACGGTATACCTTAATTATTGTTTCCCAAGGAACACCCATGAACCCAGCATTACCGTATATCATTATCCCAACAGGGTGGTGTTTCGATAATGAAAAAAGTTTGTCAGCGGTGTTAAATACTTTGCTCGATCCAACGGTTACTGCACTATCAGCTGCTAAAGCAACACCTAATCCATTTAAAACGCCGATTTCTGCTGTCATTCAAGCATCCCTTTCAATATTTTTCTATTTTTTATCAAAATACGACATTGGTACCGTCAACTCCTTCCGATCGTACGTTCTATTTATAAATATTCTATTATGAAAATAATAATCCTTCGACGTTGTTGGGGTGATTTTCAAGCGATTTTTAGGATGAAATCAGAAATCTAGCCTACCAGCCGAAGCCAGTAGGCAAATTTTTCACTCTTTTGTTGTTCCATCCCTTTTACTAAATGCCAGTTCAAATAATCCCGTTGCTGATAGTCCAGCTAGACCACCCGCCCATAATCGAAGCACTAAGCCTAACTCTGTAAACGGATAAGTAGCTGCGCCGATCAACAGGCCGATAACCAATCCAATCAAGGGCAATATATTTTTAGGCACGTTAAACAAAGTCTTTACAAACTGCACTCCTGCCAACACAAAAACAGCGATCACCGAAGCGAACGCCAGTACATCCGTTAAGTTTTGATTGTCCATACTTTACTTGTCCCCCTTTTGTTGTGCTGCCAGCCCAAGCCGATACAGAATTGTAATTATCCGCGCTTCCGAATATGTTGCTGATCCCGGTGTATCAATAACTGGCTTGCCATTGAGGACGGACGGCGTACATGCAAAAGCCTCTAAAGCCTCCTTGGACCATACAGGAGGGTTGGTATTTGTCAATTCCAACAGTATAGTGCTCAGTTCCTTAATCTCCGCAGCCTGCTTAAGAGACTGTTTTTTAAGAACATCTTTGCTATTGGTCAAGCCTGTTACGACTTTCGATAGTTCCTTCACTTGTTCTTCAAGTTCTGCAATTCTACTCATATCTTCTTCCTCCCCTTTTAGTCGATCTATAATAGCCGTTGCTTTTGCCATAGCGATCTCTGACGGCTTAGCACCCGCACGCAGTTGAGTAAGCGTTAGGCCAAAGGCCATTTGGAAATGCGGATAATCCTTAAATGATGTCCAGTCACCGCCCCAATCAAATCCGAGCTTCTTAGCCTCTTCCACTACTTCAATCCAGTCTTTGATGTTGTTTTCGTTGTAGTCTCGGTTCATATCCCATGAAACACTCGACCCATTAGGCAGCAGCAAAGCAAAATCAACAGCCAAACCAAAATTGTGGTAACTATACCCGCCCTTTGCATTGGTCACGATAGATCCTGGTTTTGTACGCCCTTGTGCGTAGAGAGCGTCTTGTTCTGCAATAGTTCGTAATCCTTGAGTAATAACAATAGGCACTCCCCGAACGTAACAGCGTTCAATTAAAACTGTCGCAGCAGCCAATACGAACGGATGCAGACCAACCAGGCGTTTAGATGATTTACTCTTTACTTGATCCAGCGTCAGAGGCATTACTCATCGTCCTCCTTTCTGCTGGCAGCGCGTTTAACCTTCTTGTCCAGCTCACTCCCCACCCACTTAAGTACTACATCCAAGACTGGCAATGGGAGTGAATCCCCCCAACCTGCCCGAATTGAGTTTGCTGTCATACTCTGCAAAACGTGGTACAAGGTTCCAATAGATAATGCACCAAATATCGCTCCAGGCAACCCGAACACCATATCAAGCAGATGTCCACCTGCGGGTAGTAGCAACATGAAGAACGTACGAAAGACTCCATCAATTCCATATTTACTGGCATATGTGTTATCCTTTTTGGCGGCTCTAATACCAGATAACCAATCCATGATAATAAAAAATAAAAGTGCGACCATGATGGTTACGACAGCGTCCGCCTCCCCGTATAAAAAATCAAATGTTGGAATAAGTACTGCGCCTACTGTTGACGCAGCAATTTGAGATTTTGTCATTACAATTCGCCCCCTTTCTATTGTTTTTCCGAATTTATTGCTGGTTCTAATTTTGTATTTTCTTTTGGTTGCAATGCACCTAACATTTCACCGACTCTATGATCAACTTGCTGCAAAATCTCAAATTGTCGCCCTGGGTAAAATTCCAATACTGTTATAATCGCTTCAGTTAACTCTTCTGCTGGTTTCGTTAGATCAAGTGTTAATTCAAGTTTTTTTATAATTACCACCTCTGTTCCTCCTTCCGGACAAAAGTAAAAGCCCCTCCAAAATATTGGAGAGGCTTTCTTAGTTATAGAATAGCACTGCATTAATACTTTCACACTACGGTCTTAAGGCTTTAATTGACCCTTTAGCTTTTCTATTTCTGCATTTGCTTGATCAATTAGTTTCTGTTGTTCTGCGATGTATGCCTTACTTTTTTCAATCCGCTGTTCAAGGCTAGAAATTACCAAAGCGCTTTCTGGAGTCCCGTTGTCAGAGATCTTAGCCTTACCTAAACTCTCCTCTGCTGGTTTTATTTCATTATCTTGTGTTCCTTTAATATTAAATTCATACCATGTAATGTTCTCTTTTAATGTATTTATTTCACCTGTTATTTTAGTTTTAAGGTCATACTCAGTTCCGTCAATCACGATTGACTGTGCAGAATCGCCCATAATAATTTTTTTCCCTTCGACAGTTAATTTTGTACCAGTCGCGTCTGCTAACGCTCTAACCGGTGCATAAGCTGATCCGTTAATAACAACCGCTTCAGCTACTTTATTCCCGCTTTTCTCGATTGTGAATGTCCCTTGAACTTTTTGTCCTATCAAACCGCTTGCAGCAAGTGCGGGTACTGCACCGAAAAGCAATGCTCCAACAATTATTCCAGAAATGAACTTTTTCAACGAAACCACCCCTTTTAGAAAATATTTCTTATTTATATTATCGCCATAAAGGGGTGAAAGTTTCAATAGAGATTATGAGGGAATGTTCACTTGAGCGAGAAGAGCCCCTGTACTACTGAACATTTTCAAGTTACGACTTGTATTGTCAAATGCAAGGTTATACCCTGCCTGACTCTTATCCGCCTTATTGCCTAACGCAATCTGCAATCCATCTAAAGTTGATTGAAGGTTTTGTATGCTAGAAATTTGTAGTCCATAGACATTAGATGCACTTGAAAAATCAACTGAACCAGCAAAGAACACCCGATCTCCAAAGGAAAGAATTTGAAGTGGTCCCTGAGCATATAGAAATGAAAGATATTCTTCAGCATACATCCCAGCTCTCTCTATTCCACTTGGCGACCAAAAACCAATACCTGAATATTTGTGTAAACCATCGTTTGAGATCGTTACACGTTTAACTCCATTAGAGTCATAGGATCTTAACCCTCCTGAACTCATCTCTACTCTTTCTCCGATTGCACTTGTTCGCAGAAGAGCACCTGTAATAATCCCCCCAACGATTTCCCCACCAGCATAAATTGTCCCTTCAAAACTTCCACCTTTAGCATTTATGGTTCCTTGGAATGTTCCATCAGCTGCATAAACACTGCCCGAGGAATTAACTACAAATTTGCCGTTTCCTACATTGATGGATGATCCCACAATAGCCCCGCCAGAAAAGTTAGAATTCGCTATTGAGGCATAGTTTGCTGTCAATTTATTAGCTACCAAGTTACCAGCCATATCTACTCGAAAGGGCGCTTCATTGAAGTTTGCGTGTCCTGCTGCTATACCATTAGTATTAATTTGAGTGACGGCATTTCCGCTTCCAATCAACATCGATACAAAGCTACCAAACTGTCCAATTACAGTTTCAGCTAAGACACCGCCTGCCGTTACAGCAGAACGCACAGTCTGCCATCCATCCGTTGAGATGCCCAATCCCGCCGATGTAAGGCGAACTTGACGTAATTGATTTGTTTTTTCCCTTGCCAATATCCCGCCATCTTCTGGATAGATAAGTTCAGTTTTCGAGTTGTTAATATCTGTAATTACTTGCTTGGCTACAGCTTCAAAAAGCTCTGTTCGGATACGTCCGTTTGAATATAGGTTATCAACTAACTTTTTGCTTTTGTCTAGGTCAGCTATGATATCGTCATAGTCTCTCAACATCACATTAGCTATTGTTGCTTGAGCGTGTTTTTCTTTAGTGAAGGGATATTCTGTGAGTTCAGTTATCCTAGCTTTAAGTTTGACCATTTCCATGTCTGGATCGTAACAATAGACTACATCACCAAGGTTTGGTTTTGTCTCTTCTCTATCGATCTTGTGTAGATCAGCTCCGTCAACTGAAACCTCAAACGTAGGGATTTCCCTTTCCCTTAGTGTCTGTCTTGCTACTCTAAGAAGCTCATTAACAGCAGTATTTAAATCAATGCTTGGATCAATGTCCTGCTCAATAATTTCATCGTCAAAATATGGTACGGAATCACTAGCCCAAGTTGAGGCGTAAGGAGATATAAGATAATTGACTTGTAGTATACCGCCAACTATTGCACCCGGAACAGTCTCTAACAGCGTTTTCTCCTCGTTTGTTAAAATTGAGGACGGTTGACCAATCCAAGTCGTCCCATCCTTCATTTGGGCGTACAATCGTGTTACAAGTGATTTCGCATCGTCTTTGAACTGATCTGATACTATGTTTTTCTTAATTCGATACTGATGTCCATCATCAATTCCGATTTTCTTTTTCAGATGAATGACAAAGTTATCTGGCTCGACTTCGCATCCATACATCTCCACGATCTTATTTAGTGCTTGAAGGCAATTTCCTTGTCCAAAATCTTTTACGTCATGAAGATCGAAAGTATCATCGATTGAAAATGTAAATCTTCCACCAGTTGCCTCAGTAATTAGATTGGTCAGTCGAGAAATAGGTACACCATAAGCCTCATTAATATATAAGGAATATGGAAACTTGAAATCTGTTAGTTTAAACATCACATGTGTACACATGATAGAGGCTGTTAGCTTACGCTCTTCTCTTACTCTGGATCTGCTATTGATAACGTAGAATTGACCCCGTTCGTCCTTAACGTGACCCTTAATTAATAATTTTTCTTGGTAATCCTCTGAATTCATGGGCACCAAGAAAGATATCTCGTAATCCGAATTGATCCGTCTCTTCCGTTGGATATCGTATGAATCATTTAAAATCCCCACACGCTTCATGTTCTTATCATAAGACTGAAGGTAATCCAAATGTGTACCTCCTTTAATATAGGTATTTATCTCGATGAGTAACGCGCGCAAGTACAGATCTAGTTATTTCTTGATCGGTATATGTGATCTTGTTTTCTCCAAATACGAGATCGAAAAAGTCACCATCCATCAAGTGAAGTGCGTTTTTCCCATTCTTGGTTATTTTCATTTTTTTGGTATCAATAACTATTCGCTCACCTGGTGCGAACCCACCCGTAAAAATGATTTCATCGGTATGTGTATATTTCACTGTTGCCTGAACCTCAAGCGCAAGTTCGAATAAAGCATTATAGGACTGTTCTCTAACCATAGTTGTTTCAAAATTAAGCATAGTCTCAAACTCTGCTCCAAATGATTGTTCACGTATCATTTCAGAATTGAATTCTGTGATAAATTCAACTACTACAGGAATAGCCATATCTAGATTAAGCTTAGATTCAACTTCAGTGATGATGTCGAAATTAACTGAGAAAGATAGTTCCTGCTGAAATGGTCTATCAAAAGGTAATCGATTAAACGCACCCCCGAACATAACTCCTCTCCTTTCTGGTCAGGAAAATTTTCCATACGTAAAAAAATGCCCCCGAAAACTTCGAGGGCTTGTGGTGACTAACAATATTTATTCTTCTATTTTTAACGGCGTGCCATTCTCGTCATATCCAAGAGTCGCAAGCCGCGTCTTTACAGCAGCCTTGGAGCCAGTTGGGACTTGAGCAATTGTAATATCTCCATAGATAATGAGCGATGCCATAACGATAATCATTTGTATTCCACCTCCTTTCTCGGACTTCAGTAATAGCCATAATAAAAGGCGGTGAATGACGTTCACCGTCATTCACCGCCTAACAAAATAGAATAAATTTCAAAAAGCGCATTTTTATTCTCCCGGTCTTTATCTTCTATCAGCTTTTTTAAAGCTTCATTTTCAAACTTCAGCTTTTCAACTTCCGTCTGTTCCCCGGGCTTCGTCAACTCCGCAATCTCTTCTGGCGTTAAGCCCTCGATCCATAGGTTATCAGGCTGTGAAGGAGGTGCATAAACTGGCTCAGGACCTTGTTCCACGCCCTCCGCCCATTGTTCCCTCCAATCATGTAGCTCGTCGGCATAATCGCTTTGTGCCTCTAGTACAGCGTCCTGATAAGCATCCCATGCTAATAGATCAAATCGCGGATGATACAACCCGTTCGGCAACGTAATGCCTACGAGATAGCCGATGATCTCTCTTGGCTGTTCTGGTTCTTTGGGTACGTCTGGTTCCTCGTCTTCGATCTCTTCGTCTTCCAGCAGCTCAGGCGCTTCTTCTGGCTCTGGCTGGGCATAAATAGGGACGACCCCAGAAAATGAGTCGTCCTGTATTTCGTCCTCTATATACAGACCGTTAAGATCTACTTTAGGTGTCGCTTTGCTCATGTTATCCCTCCTTTATTCGACTCTGAACGTCGGCAGTCCATCCAGAAAAATGGCATCGCCACCCATTCCGCTTAATACGTACACTTCGCCCGTTGGCATAATCTCCAACCCGCCAAATACACGATTCGCGCCACTTCCTGATAAAACACCAAAGTCTAGTTGATCCTTTGGTCTGTACCCTTCCGGCAACCGAAATATAACAAGGTTGGCGTTAACCGTTGACGAGGTAAATTTTAGCGCTCCTGTAAACTCAACAACTCCGTTAACTTTACGATAGGATGGGACTCGCGAACTGAACAGCGCAGTAAATCCGTTCAGTAACGTTGGAGCAATCCATCCTGGCGCGTCCTTCTCCGCTTTCTTCGCAGCTAACGCACTAACGGTTGAACTTATCTCTGTCACTGCGTCTGTTAAATCATGAAGTTGCATCTTCTCAGTGGCTGCATAGAAGCCCGTAACAACTGGTACTGGTGATTTATCCAGTTTGATGTAAGAGGCGCTATATGGTGCGTTCAGATTATAATTGATCCCTTCAATATGGGCATCTTGCAGTCCAAATGCTACAGACTCGTTTTTAAGGACAACGCCGCGTGCTGGCAAACTAGCCTCGTAAATCCCGAGTATTTTCTGCACGGGATATCGAAATTTGCTCGCAGAAACGGTAGGTTCTGCGTTGTTAAAATGATAAAAGGAGGAACCTCCTACGATTGTCATTACAGGATTAGCACGTTCTCGGCTGACATATCCGCTACCCACCTCGATAAAGTTATCACCCTCTATGAGAGATAAAGCGCCGTCTTCTTGTATTGTCTCAATAACAGTATTTGCAAGTCTGTATAGGAGTTGATACGGCTGCCATCCTGCATAGCCTGGATTAAGTGTTGTAGGCAAGGTGCTCGTTCCTGTTGAGGGGTCTCCCATTACAAAGCGCCATGCTTTTGTACCACTGATATACGGAGTAGTAAACGTCGCACCTGACACACTACCCATTTGGTATCCGTTAAAATAAGCCTTTATCTCGTCAGTACTCGGTGTATAGGAGTCTCCCCAACCGGAGTCAGTAGAGGAAACAGTGACTGTTGTATTTCCGGATGCTGAGGTACGATAAACGTCTGCTGCCGCCGAAGATGGAACATCACTGAAGGTTTGAGTTAACACCTTTCCATCAAATTTCACTAACGCCGACATAGAAGAATCCGAAAGTGTTGGCGCTATTCCCAATGATCTTAAGCGTTTATATCCAGTATGTGTGCTGAGCACTGTCCAATCTTGCAATCCTGATAGCGTGATCTCACGCCATAACCTCGTTACCTCATATCGCCCATTAACCTCACGCAGTATATCCGGTTCGCTGCCATCCGTTGGGTTAGCGTGTAACTCTACTCCACCAAAGGCAATAAGAGAGTCTTCACGGGGCTGGAACGGGGTGACCGTGCTGCCGATTTCGAGTTGAATATTGTCGAAGCGCTTCGTTTGGACTGCTGAGGTATTGTAGGAAGCATAGAGGAAGAACTGAACCTCCGTTTCCACCCCTGTATTGAACGTTATAGACTTTAACCCCGTCCCACTTATTCCTGAGGATATCCCCATTCCGTCACTGCCTTTTCGCACGGATATGACTGGTCCGTCTGTCCCTGAAATAATTGAAGCAGCGTAAGATAACGTATAGATCGTGTTAGGTAAAACAGGGTATTTCTTTGTAGTTGCATATCGAAATCCATTTGCATCTGACGTTACAGAAACGCTATTAGAATCATTTTCAATATAACTTACGCCCGTTAAAGTGCTTGCAATACCACCGTTGTAGAGATTCCTACCATATCGTCGCACATAGAGTCCATCTACTCCATTAATATTTGGAGGTACATAAGGTAAGAGACGATCAATAGCTTCGCCTGTGATTGTGGTTCCTATGGCGGCGTAATCTGCTGCGGATACCGCGTATAGGCGGACCTCATCAATATAAACTGTCATGTTTGCGGCTGCTGTCGCAGGTCCAAATAATAAACGAAATCCTGACGTAGGAAACACTGAGCCTAAAGGAACTTTTGCGTGTACAAACTGCCAGCTTCCAATTTTGGACGTATCCATTACTGTACTCTCAGCAACTACGGTCATAGTACCCTTCTGTCTCAATCCGTAGGAGATATAACCAGCAGTAAATGACTCTAGGAATACCCAAGCCCCAAGAATATATTGTTTTGAACTATCTATTGGATAGTCATAATCCTTGTGAAGATATTTGTTTCCAGCGGTAGCCACAAATTTAAAAGAAGAGTTTCCTGATCTTTTTTGAGTTGTTGATATTTCCGCAGCTCCACCGCCTTGTGTAAAACCTGTTAAACTCTCTCCACTCCCAGCCCCACCAAGTAAATCTATTAACGTCTTACCCTGTACCTTTAATCCTTGTAGTCTAGCGTTCTTTGTTACATTTAGGATTTGCTGTCCCGCTGCTAGGATGACATCGGTTGTAGATTCCGAAGTTACTCCGGAAAGATCCGTTAAGTTTTTGCGAAATGCTTCGTGATCGTAGGCGGTGTAATAACGGGCAACGCGTGAAGCTACCGCCCATCCTTTTGCTGTTGTTCCTCCAAATCCGCGTGTACAACCGATTAAACTATTTCCACTTTTGGACGTATAGAGAACGGTCTCTGACGTTTCATCTACACCAATCGTAATGATATTAGGACCTTCTGGTAAAACACTCCCGGTTACAACGGGTATAGTCGTAACTGCTGCCGTTATTGCCGCGGATAATTCCGTGCCCGGCGAATTGGCTATCGCAGAATACATTTGCTGTTGTGCCATTAATTATCCTCCTTCCTTATTGACCTTAGTTATTGTGCGAAACGAATAAGAGTTGATCCTGCATAAAACCTAGGTTTATCTCCTATCAAAGCAGACCGGGGTATGATGGCTTGAGAACATAATAAATTTCCTCCTGTTAAAGCCGTTCTCAATCCGACATGTGTCACCAATCCCCAATCCGCCGTAGCTATTGGAAATTCCACATCAGCAGACGACCTAACCGTCATTTTTCCATTCTCCAATGAGGCTACAGCAAAGGTGATCGCTTTTCGTGCATATGATCCACCAGATACTTCTGTCCCTGTGTCGGCCTGCGTAGGATCAGAAGTATATAAAGCTAGATAGACTGTTGAAGGTTGGGAAAAAGCCACATTTCGAAAGGCAGCATTTAAAAGTGCCGCTGATAGCCAGTTAGATATTTGCATTGCCATTTTTCTCAGCTCCTAAAGTTCGTATTCGTTAATAATTTTAAAACCCTGAACAGTATTTAATCCGGTATTGGTCAGAACGATCAATGGTGTGGCTCTTTCGTCACCATCAGAAACAATTTTTAGTGTCTGCGGAGATTGTGTAATGGTTGTCTCATAAACTTTTTCATCTGATTCTGGAAAAGGGTTCTCAGACATGGTGATGGGAATCGTTAATTCTCCATCAAAGATAATCTTCTGGATATCCATTGTTCCTGCATATCGTCCGATATATCGCTTCCCTGGTCTATCCGAAAATGTAAATACAATATCTCCTTTTCGAATATTAAAAAGAGCCGCCACTTGGGCGACTCTGTTGTGATAGTCTATAGTTGAATCATCAGCCATAACGATGCATTCGAGGTTAAATGTTCGTGGTCCATAGGTACTGCCAAAGTCTAACGCTCCATCTCTATCTGCTAGTTCTAGTGTATTATCTTTTGTTGGTGGTAAAACAGGAATGTTATGAGATTTCAAACCTAACCCAATAGATGATAGTGGAACACCGTCTGCTGTAGCTACAATCAATTATTTCACCCCTGTTCTGGATTGCGCTCTACGAACAAAATTATCTCTTTCGTTCCAATAAGTCTTCGCTACCGAATCGTCCTTAATATAATTATCTCCTGAATTCATTTCGAAAATGTTGTAGATTTGATGCGGATTTGATCCTCCAAAAGAATTAGATGCAGATGTGCTGGGCATTGTGAAACTAAAAGATGGCATTCTGAAGTTCAGCATCTTAAACAAGTTGTCTTGTTGACGATCATTGATGTACATTTCTCCAACCTTAGCTGTTACCTGCGTTTCTTCTCCTCTTCTAGTTCCTTTAACTACTCCGCCTTCGTGAAAGGTCTGAAGTTTCCCTGTATCTTTTGTAACACCATAAATCTTTCGAAGTTCCTCATTTCTTGCCGCTAACCGCTCCATTTCTGATTTATTACCAGCCGCTTTTGCCGCATCCCATGCATCTTTGTTGGTATTGTACTCAATTAAATCTAAATCTTTTTTGGATGTAGTTGTTGACGTGATGAGTGATAACGCGCCGCCTACAGATGGTGTTAAAGCTGTAATAGCACTCATCTTTGATTGATAATCAGCGATAAACTGATCTAATTGTGCTAATATCTCGGCATTTTTCTCAGATTCCTTCAGCACTTGGATATTCTTCATCAACTCCGCACGATTGGCAGTGTCGGAAGAAAAGTTTTCAAGAGCTTGCAGTAACTCATCATAATGCGTTTTAGTTGCTTCAATGTCCTTATCAAAAGCATCCTTCTTAGCGTCTTTTTCGTCCTGTAGGGCTTGTTTCTGTTCTTCCAGACTTCTCTTAGCTAAGGTGCGCTCATGATCGAGTTGCAACTTCTCAATATCTTTTTGAACCTGTTTTCGTTCCGCAATTCCGTCAGGTCCTACGGCTGAAGCAAGTAAAGCTAATCTAGCTTGCTTTTCTGCTAGTGCACTCTCGTAGTCTTGGTCTTCATTTAATTCCTGTTGCTTGCTAAGTAAATCATCAATAGCTTGGATCTCGGCGTCCTTCGCAGCAACATAAACATCCCGCTCTGCCTCTATTGCTTTAATAGCAGCATTTTTAGATGATTCGATACTCGTTTTATAGTTTTTGGCTAACGTCTCAACGGCCTTCGTCTCATCTTCAATCAGCTTTTGACGTAGTGCATAGACTTGTTCGTCCGCTTCCATTCGTTGATCTGTTCCGACTTTGTACATAGACTGAACCTTAAGCCATTCGTTTAACTCATCCTGTGTCGTTACCTCTCCCATGGCTTTGCGGTGATTCAAGTCCTTTTGGAAGTCGCTAAAATGTTGTTCCATTAAGGCTTTCTTCTGCTCATAGATGTTTTTTTCTAGTGCGAAACTTTGCTCGGCAGTTCGATTTTTATCTTTTGCCATTCGTTCATAGGCTTGTAGTTCCATGGTGATGATATTAATTTTACTTTTCCCGGCCATCTCCATCTTTGTGGCTTCTTTATCGATCCAGTTCGTGGAGTTGCTATAGCGCAACTCGTTGTATTGCTTAGTCAAATCATAGACTTGTTTTTGTGCTTCAGCCTTTTGTTCCGTAGTCAGGTAGGTCTTGTTTTGTTCCTTGATGTAAAAATCAAGAGAAGCCTTAACCATTTCGACTTCCTGAAGATTGGCTTGCCGCATGCGCTCAGTCTTTTTCCCTAAGTTGGCCACATCTTCGGTATACCTTTCATCGTTTAAAGCTACTACTTCTCTGCTCCATTGTTTTAGAGCATCTTTATCCTCAGACAAGTATTGAGCATGGCGTTTCTTTAACTTTTCATATCCAGAAACTTGTTGGTCTATGGTCCAGTTTTGGCGTTCGGCTACATACTTAAAATTGTCTAAGTCTTCTTGATACGCTTTCTTACGAGCCTCAGCAGCTTCCTTAGCTAATTTATCAGCTGCCTTCTCTGAATCACTTTTTCCGGTTTTAGTTTTCTTCCCTTTGTCCGCTTTTTCTGAACTAACTCCGAAATTCGGGTCCTGATATAGTGATCCTAGCGCCTTAATTTTGCTATCATATTGAGCTGATTCCTTTTCATAATCAGCATAAATCTTATCCAATTCGCTACTTACAGCTGCTGCTGCCACTGCCTCTGTCTTAGCTTTTTCATCTAACACAGAGCCTTGGCTTTGAAATGCCTTTTTAAAATATTTATTATCATCAGGATTATTCAGCGAACTGGATGTAACTGCATTAGCAGCGCCATTTAGCGAAGCCTTCAATTGAGCAAGGTCTTTAATGGCTGATGCTTCAATTCCATAAGCCTGTAATCTCTCTTCAGTAGCCATTCTAGTGTTGAATGCAGATGTTTTCTCCGCCTCCAGGTCACTAATAGCCTTTGCAACCTTTTCCTTTCTCAGCAATTCAACAGCCTCTTTTTCGAAAGCCCATCCGTCTGCTGTTTTATATATGGCATCTGCTAGTTGGGGATACTTAAGGATTAGCTCAGTTGCATTTGAAGAGTTAAGTGATTGGCCCTTAGATAAATCATTGAGAACATTGTTTAACTCTGATACGGCAGTGCCGTTACCAGAAATCTGCTCTCTTAAATCTTCTAATACTGCTCCCATATCACTAAGATTCTCAGATGATACGCCCGCCTTTCCAGCGAGTTGATCAAGACCATCTACTGTTAATTGGCCCAATTGAACATTAGTTCCCGCCAATGATTCTTGCAATTTGTTTTGAGCAGTAGTTAGTTCCTCTACCTTTTGTCGGGCATCCTTTTCAGCGTTAGTTACCTTGAAAGAGACCCCAACCCCATCCTCACGGAGACGAGTAAGCCTTTCTTCTGCTTTACTAAGTTTTTCTCGGGCATTAGACAGTTTTTCAGAATTCTCTGCTAATTGTCCTTCCAAAGTTGATTTACTATCGAGTAATACATTTTTTCTAGCTTCATTCTGTTTTGTTATTAGTTGATTTAGCGCGTTAACTTGAATTTTAACAGCTTCGTCCGTGTAATTAGCAGCTTCTAGTTGCTTAGCTCCCTCTTCTCCCAGCGTAATAACAAGAGCTTTAGAAACCTCATCCAATTGTTTTTTGATTGTTGATTGTTTCTCAGCTGACATATTTCCAGAATTAATGGATTGTTCTAAAGACTTATGAGCGTTAACCAATTTAGGAAGTAATTCAATTTGACGTTCATATTGGCTAATGATTTGCTGGCTTGCAGAATCTTGGTCCTTCATTGCCTGGGCATGCTCTCTAGTTGCTTTCTCTGCCTTGCCGCTTTGAAAGACGAATAAAGCGATAGCCCCAACTATGAGAGTGATCCCTGCTGTCCAGGCGGCTGTTGTCAACATGGCCGCTCGTGCTGCCGCTGTAAAAGCAACCATCTCTGCTGTGGCTGCCGTTTGAAGTGTCGTATGAGTAGCTATAGCCGTACTCAAGGCGGTCTGAGCTGTTCTCCACTGAGTCAGTAACGGTGACATTAGCTTGTATAATGCAATTAGTCCTGCAACAGAAGCAGTAGCCCCAACCGCTCCTTTCGGAATCTTTGTGAGTCCAATTAATAATTGATCAATCACATCTAATGAACTCTTAATGGCTGAACGAAGACCATCATCTCCAGCTTGATTGAATATCTCTAGTAACGATGTTTTGGTTTGAGCTGCTTTCCGTGAGATTGTATCCATCTGTACCTTGAGATACTCCAATGTTGATCCAGTAGATCCGATAGATGCGGCAGTGCCAAGTAAAATATCACCCGCATTAAGTGATGCTGCTAATTTTGCGTACTGATAGACCCCTCGGGAGATATCTGCGTATGATTGCGTTAAATCATAGTTTTTATCTATTACCTTGGTGGACAAATCTATCAAGATATCATCCGCTCTACGCCACTGTTCTTTACCATCTACAATTTCTTTAGTTGCAACACCTAAGTTTTCAATTTCAGCAACTGCTTTATCAGTTCGAATTGTACCAAGGACCGTTTTCCACATATTACCTAAGTTCTCCCCGGACAGTGCCGTGTTACGAATACCGGATGAAATCAACCCGTTCATGACATCGAATGAAACACCAGTCTCAGCAGCAATCTTACCTGTTCGCTCATACGCTGCCCCAAGATCTTTTGCTGGTGCCATAGTATCGTGCGCTACTTTAGACCAGGAGTCCAATATGCGCCCGCCGATAACCATTGCATCGTTAGCGTTATTAATCTGCACGCCGTATTGCGCCAAAGTAGACTCCATACTCTTTGTAGCATCTTCAAGACTTACCATATCTACTGTAGATAACATGGTGGACTTCCGCACCATTTCTTGTACAACTGCTGCATCTTTATACATGCGTCCCCACAGACGCGCTGATTCGGTAACATCAGTAATCTCGGAACCCAGATCATGCGCAGTGTGAATGAACTTCGTCGTTTCTTCATTAAGTATTCTTGTGTTCATAACCATTTCTTCAGTACCATTTTTATGTTCGAGGAAGTACTTTTCATTGGTCTGAACGTATCCGGCCATATTAGATTCAATATCCACTAAGCCTTCTTTCATGGCAGCTTGAACTTCGTGGATGCCACGATAAACCGTATTAAATACCACAGCATGTGCTGCCATTTGTTGTAATCGCGATGCCCACCCGGTTGTTGCATTACTTATTTCTCCAGAAGTGTCAAATATAGAAGTTGATCTTCCGCTTGACTGTGTAGCCGTTTGTTGCATTGCGCGACGAATTTTCTGTTCTTCCTGCAATACTTTCTCACGCATTTGTTCTACTTTGATTTCGCGAGTTCTAAGTGCTTTAATCCAAAACTGCTCATATTCAGTTGCCTGTTGCTTTGCCTGTTGACCTTCTCTCTCCGCTAACTGCATAAGTTTTTGGCGAATAGACTGTTCTTCCATTAAAACTCGTTCTCTAGTTCTATCTGAAGCATTGGAACCGCTTGTAGTTGTTACCTTAAAAGCACTGGCAGTCGCTTTATTCTGAAGGATTTCCATTCTTTTTTGATGTTCGAGTTCTTGATGTTCTATGGCATCATATCTCTTCTTGATTATTGCTTCCTGAGCCGCAAGCTTAGCATTTACGATTTGATTTGCTTGATCGAGTTGATTCTTTTTGGTATTAAGCAATTCCGCTTGAGCTGTACGCTGTTTAATCAATGCTTCCGATTCGGACATGATTTTTTTTCGGCGTTCTTCCGATGTCAGAGCCATCTTATCAGCAGCAGCTGCAAGAGCTGAGTAGTTTTTAGTAGTAACGGTAATCTCACTGTTTAAAACTTTGAACGTTTCAGCATTTCCTCTCACTCCCTGATCAATGGCTTTAAATGCTGGGATCATCTTCGATGTATCAAGGTTAAGTCTAGCCCCAACAACGTCTTTATTCATGTCTGTCAATGTATTTCACCCCTTATTTATGGTCAGGAAATCTTTCCTGAACTAAAGACATGCCATATATACAGAAAAAGAGACCTGCCGCTTGGTAACGGAGGTCTCTTTTTTAATGTTTAAATCACCTATTGAAGTGGCCTAGTATTTCTGCTATTCCACTACGCGTTAGATTTTTCGGCTCTTCTACTTCGCCACCATGTAAACGAATCTGTTGCTTCATTTCTTCGTTCATATCATCAAAAATAGCCATTATTTCATACCAGTTATGATCGTACCACGGCTTCGATAATTTTCGACGAGATAGTCGACCATATAGTTCTTCGATAGTTAATGGCTTATTCTCTCCCCTGTCCGTACTTTTACCATTACTCTTTCTTTCAGGACCCTGACTTATAAAAGAGAAATCGATCTACGGCTTCCTCCAAAAGTTCAGGAATATATTCCTCGAACTCTTCTCTGGCAAATCCTTCAATAAATATAATGTTCAGGATTTCGGTCCATTTATCAATTGTTGATTCTAACTCTTCACCTTCCTGAAATACAGCAGCATGCTTGATTCTTGTTAAACCGTCCTTATATAGTGCACCAACTTCTTTGATTTGTTTGATCGTTCCAACTCTAAGCGTCTTCTTTACTTCTGGTGATAAGGTAATCGATGGACCGATGCCCATAATCAAATCCATTTGTGTATCTTCCACGTGTATTTTCCTCCTTAAATTAGGGAGGCAGAGCCTCCCTTATTGGGTTTAGTTGGTTAAGATGTCGATGACTTTCTTGTCGGAACGATTGGCATCTAGAACAGCCAGTTCCAATGAGTTTGCTGTTGCGGATTTGCGCTGCTGGTCAATGGAGAATGAGCCGAGCATTTGTGATTTGTAAATGATGATAGTGCATTCAAACGATTCGTTTGTTTCATCGTCGAACGCCTTGCCATAAGCAACGAATTTGTAAGGCTTATTCTTTGTATCGGTTTTAACGGATGCCGCTGTACCACCTGTGGCAGTGTAATCGTAAAATGCACGAATATCCTTTCCTGCAAGTGTAGCGTCACCCAAGGTCACAACACCGGAAGAGGTGATGCTGTATTGCAAGGCTGTTGGCGCTGATGCTACCCTGGTAAGTTGCATACCGGAGTTGGTAAGGCCTTTTGTTGCAATAACCAGTCGGTCTGTTCCGGCAACTAAACTAGCACCTTTAGAAAACGTGAATGTTCCGCCAGTTGCTACCAACAACTTTTCGACCTTTGGAATGACAGTTGATCCTGTGGTAATTGTTGCGCCGGTTGCTGCTACCAATTGGTTCAAATCCAACACAGCGTTTTCCAGTTGTACGCTAGACTCGGCATCCTGCTCGGTCAAATGGAATGCGTATTTGCTGGTACCGCCATACACACGTTGCTGTTTCGCATCAATCGTAAAAGTCATTTTGTTTAGACGTTCAAAATAAGCTACGGGATCACCTGAATTGATATCGAATAGCGCAGCCTCAGAGATATCATCTACAACCCATTGCTTGGGAATCAAGCTCATATTAATTCCTCCTCAGGACATAAAAAAACCTAACCGTTAATAATTTCGGCTAGGCGTTGGTCAATTTCGTCTATGCGTTTAAATTCATTGGTATCTTGAAATTCATCAATAGGATTATAAGAACCCCATATACCAATTTTTTCTGAAAGAGCAACTTTTTCTTTGATTAACTCATCTTGCTCCGATGAGTTTTCTTTTACGGTTTTAATAGCCACGACTTATTCCTCCAATTTTCGCAATACGCTTTTAAATTGTTCGCCAATCAGTTTGGCTGATTCGGCTGTTCGTATAGATGCTGCTTGTATGGCTGCTGCAAACTCCTTCATATCTTCGACCTCACTTTCTAACATAGTCCACATCATATATAGCCTTAAATCCCTTGAGTTCCTTAATACCGGTTGCAAAATCAGTGTCATAGGCTAAGTGACACCTAAAGGACTGGAACCCTTGGAACACGAGATATTTGTCATGAAACAACTCAAACGCTCTCTGTGCTATCCCCCTAGCATCATTCGAACGCTTGGCGTAAACATCCAGACAATACTTTCCTTCGTAAACCAAGTGATTTCGTCCGTATCGACCGGGCATCGTATAAATCTGTACCTGAGGGACGGTCTTGTCCGATATCACAATGTCCGGCTCTAGCCCTTTTACCAGCTTACCTGCTTTAACCTCTGGAGGCGCTGCGGGATTAAGTCCAAGCAGCGCCATAAATGCGGCATCGCGCTCCAGTAGATAGTACACGGCATCGATCAGCACTTGGCTCAATCCTTCACCTCCTTGAAATAGCGATGGTACGGAAACTCCTCCAGCACTTGCGCAACGCCTTTCAGAATACGATCACGGTTTGACTGTATAGCTATTCGCAGGAAGTATGACGGTGGTGTTGCTTTAAACTTAGGATCAATGTCACCACGAGCCGCCAATTCTTCCAGGTCAATGCCAGCGTAACCACCGCCTGAATATCGGACTGTGCCGTCAATACTTCTATAGTTACCCTGACCGCGCCCCACAACAACCTTGCTCCCCTTTGAGCGAAGACGGTTCCATGCATCAGAGTTCATATAGGTAATGAGTCCGGCATTCTGGCTGCTATCTGCCATGAGTGAACCTTTACCGAACTGCTCCAGCCATGCTTGCCAGTAATCTGCTGTAATATCTCCTGAGATCATTTGATTAGCGAGTACGAACATTTCCATTTTAAGTTTATCTCGTACTGCTGGATAGTAGCGAATTCCACCTTTAGCAGTGAGCAAAACCAACTTAGTAAGTCCGGTGATCTGAATAGCAAGTTTGTTCTCAAGGTCCCTTGTGGCTCTTGCAGTATCATATCCAGTAATCATCGCATATCCTCCGACAATTGGATCTGGTAGAGTCCAGGGAATTGAATATCGTCTATGGCATCCACCTGATACGGACGGCCATTCAGGACAATTCTATCTGGTTTACTAAGCGTAGGATCGTTAGGACGAAGAACTCTGACCGTATTCTGCATTCGGACCAAATGTGTTGAAGTCGGCAACAATCCCGGTTCTTCTTGCCGTAATTGTCCAGTAACGTATCGAACAAATGCGTGAACTCCTGTTGCAACATCCTGAAATTCTGGATCGCCAATCGGATTGTTATTTTCGTTATACCTTTGGCTGTGTCGCTGCACTTTGACAATCATGTTTGTCTTTACCATTCCGCAATATTTATCCCGTTCTGGCGTTGGCCGATTTGAACAGACAAGGAATGTTTCTCCTGTTTCTATCAATGCTCCTGACACAACTGACGATTCAGGAGCAAATCGACCAATATAGTCTGATTCTCTACCAAATTGAGAAGATCCGCTTGATCCGCGAGACAGTATTACTGCTTCCGGCAGTCCGTTCACTGTACAAGGAGTATGTCGGTGCGAGAAATCATGAAACATACACTCACCTACCTAAATGAACAATACTGATACTCTGAAAGCAGATCAGCTATCTCTGGAGTAATCATATTGTTCCCGAAGTATTCAATCGTGGAGTCAACGTCTTTTTTCAACTTAACGTTTGTGTTTGAATTGACCGATAACAGAGCAATTATTAAACCACAAGCTACTTTCACTTTATCAGGAATGGGGTCCCATCCACTGGTGTAAGTAACCTCAATTTCTGCATATGGTGCACCAAACTGTGAATTACCACATGTCAAAGAACCGATCTCTTTATCAACGTCCAAGACGCTTAGATCGGTTTCTACAAACCCCGGCGCACCAAAGAAGTTATCTCCAGTGATACCGTAAGCCGCTCTACCTTTAACTTCCGTGATCTCTTTCACTGGGTAATAAGATAAATGTCCTCGTTGATTGGTCAATGGTATGCGCTCTGTGTAGGATGTCATTCCTATCTCACGTTTACAACGACCATCAATGATAGCAGATGCCCTAATAATTAATGGGAGGGTCAGAACCACTCCTGCGGGTACGTAGTCGGTGTCTTCTACAGTTAAATATTGGCTCATTCAATATAACCAGCTTCTCTAAGCTTCTGAGAGACTTCAGGTTTGAATGATGCTTTTCCGTTATTGAAACTAAAGATCCCTTCTCTGGTATGGATCGTATGGATACCTTCGCGTTCTTGCGGCCAGTCTACCAGCCGAACTTCCTCGAACGTTTGAGTTGTTTGCTGCTTTTCAATTGCATTCTGCTCCTCTGCGTCCGTCTTTGTTTCAGCTGGTGGCTCATCATTTCCAGGATCAACAATCACTGAGTCACCAGGAGCATCTGGAGTATCTACAGAGTTGTTTTGATTATCGTCATTCGCAACAGCAGCATTTGTTTTTTTTTCATCCTTTTCTTCCTCAGGCTTCGGTTTAGCCATATATAACAACTCCTTCTATTTAATAATTTTGGGCGGTATCTAAAACCGCCCATCTATTGTGGATACTTAACCTACTTTTGCAATTGTTGGGCGAATGATACGGCCTGCCGCATGTGCGTAAGAAGCACCTTTAGCAATAGGACAACCGTATTTGATACCCACGAATTTCATTTGCAAATCAGCAGTTGTACCGAGTTGGAATACATAAGCGTCTTTTTTGCCTACATAATGGAATTCAACCATTGGTTCAGTCAAGATAACAACACCGTAATCCGTCATTGTATTATCGGTGGCGTTCACCGGAGAACTGATGAAAGGTTCTGGGATAATTGGAAGAACTCCCGCTGCTGTTGTAATTGAAATAACTTCAATTCCTGCAACAACTGTCTTCGACATTCCAGAGATCTTAACGTTATTCTCCCCAGCAATTCTAACCTCTTCTTCCAGATAGAAGTGACCAATAGGGTCAATGTATATTGCGGTTGGTCGAGTTTCATATTTTTCGGAACCAACAATCGCAGCGATCTTTGCGCGAATACCAGCGATGATAGATGCATCAGGACCGATATCAAACGTGTTGACAATCTGCTTCTGAATTCCCATGTATTGAAACGTGGTTGGGGTTGCGAGCGCGGTATCATTCCCTCTCCATAAATTTTTACCGTGAGCCAGCGAAATACCATTAATCATGTCTTTTACGTCTTTGGCTTGCAACTCGGTGAAATTACCTTGCTGCTGCCCTAATGTGATGTTGTAGTGCCCAAAGTTTGTAGCATTGGTCACGGCTTTGACTTTAGCTGACCGTTGAACGCGATTATTTGCAACTGGAGTTGATGTAGGATTTTGAGGATCGACAAAAGTACCCTCTTTAACTTCTGTTTGCTCAAAGTAAGAGGTAAAGTCTCCTGTTGCAGGAAGGTATTCTAGTCTTCCATCCAAAATTGAATTTCTTCTGAGCGCGTCAGTAATCTCTTTTTGAAATTCTTCTACAACGATAGAACCTGGGGCTACGATTTGAGCTGCGGCCGAAAGATCGACCCATTGCGCTTCTGTTACACTCATGCGTTTACACGCTCCTTATAGTTTGTTGTGTCAATTAATAGATTTTAGGTCTGGTTATTAAACTTGTGCTGCTGAGATTTCACGATGTTTCATCTTTAAAGCTATCGACTGTGAAGCATCCAGCTTCATATTGTCGACCGCTGCACAGAAAGAGGCGTGATCAGTTCCTTCTCCATCCGGTAATTGACTCCCATACTTTGAAAGTAGTTGTGCGGCCGAAATTGTCTTACGACCAGGTTCAGCTGTTGCCAAACCATTTGCTTTCAATTCCGCAAGCTCTTGTTTCAAAGTTTCAGCTTCATCTTTAGCAGCTTTGAGGTCTGCAACAGCCTGTTCTTCTGCTGTTTTTTGTTTGGTTTTCTCATCTGAAGCTTTAATAGTTGTAATTTCCTCCTTGATGGAGACTACTTCCTTTACAACACTTTGAACGCTAGCTGTGATACTGTTCATGCCGTCTTGAATAGCTTTCATCGCATCTTGCATAGCTTTAATCTCTTCTGGAGTCATTTCGACGTCCTCCTTGTTTGGTTTATTGTTCTTGGCAGCAAAGCTTGTTGTTTTATAGGCGGCAGCATCGGCAAATAGGATCGCAGCACCAGTTCCGCAGAATTCCATTACATCAAGCACGTTTTCCATGTCCGTTGCGTTTTGAACCGAGGCTTCCATTTCGAGTGAAGCGCCGAATTTGTATTCGCTCCAGTTGTATTCAGCCGCTAACCCGTTGTAGTAACGAATTGTCGCTACAACATCGGGGAAATCTTTGCCGTAAATGTATCCTTCGACCCAGGCGCATCCATCCATGGAACGGTAAGCCTTATCGATCACAGCCACCTTGAATCGTGGTTCATGGTCAGCCATTCCTGTTGCGTAATCGATGTTTAGTGCCATTCCTACAAATGTTTGAAGGTATTGGTCACATACACTCGAAGAAATGCGAATCAGTTTACCGCCTGCCCCTGAGGGCGAACCGTCACTCGGTTGATCAACCGTGAATAATACGCATTTGAATGACACCTTGTTGGGATGTCCGCCAGCATCAGATAACTTAAAATCCTGTACGCGCATTTTCGAGTTACTCATTTTCAATGTCTTAAGCATTTTGGTTCTCACCTCCCTTCAGGGCAAAATAAAAACACCGTTACGTTTGCTCGGTGTTTGTTTCTTCTTTATTAGGTTTGGCTTCTGGAGGTTCTGGCGGCGGATCTTTCGTAGCTACGAGTTCTTCCTGTGTTGAGTTGATATCAATAACTTCCAGTTTACTCGGCTGCAATAACACCTCGCCGTGTTGATTAGGGAGTGCTTTCTTCCCTCGCTTGTCTCTTACTTCATCCGGGGTGTCTACTCTTCGATCCAAATAAATAGCGTCGATGTCCGCTTGAGTCTTCAAATCTTTTAAAGATGTTGCGTAATGGTATTTAAACTCTAGAATGCCACCCATCCCGAATATGCCGTCAATAATCTGGTCGTTAATATGTTCAACGATATTCTCAGCTATAGATTGTACGGTGGATTCCGTATCTTCATCTTCACTGTCTGCTGTACTGCGATTAACATCCTTTGTTTGACCTAGTTTCTTTGGAGATATATCAAATGCTATAGCCATAATTTCGATTAAGAATCGCTGCCATTCAATGAAAAGTGCTTTATCATCTGTCGCCCCCAAGTCAAGGACAGATGTTCCTTCAAATCCACCCACGATGGGCATCTTCCCTTGACCCATAACTTCATTAGTCCAGAAATCATTGAAAGCTTTAGTAGCATTTTTATCTGAGTTCTTGCCGAGGTTCAACAGCTTTCTCATAAATGTAGATTTCGCCTGCTTACCTCCAGAGCGATGGGTTTCAATGAAGTTGACTGCCTGCTCCCATACCACTTCAAGAGGAGATAGCCCAAATGGTGTATTCGTCCGAGGATTCATTCTTATATACATCATTTCAGATGCCTTTAGAGGAATCGCTTTTCCGTCAACTCGTTGAGCAAATCTGTATGAATTCGGCTTTCCATCCCATTGCGGAAAGAGGTCTATCGTAAAGGCATCCACTGGATACATCCTAAATGGTCTTTGTGGATCTCCAGACCTCAGTATTTCAGAACTACCCGCACTACATACAAGCATATCCTCAACCGTTTGTTCTAGCCATGAACGAAAGGAGTCTCCTGAGTTGGGCTTGAGCAGTGCGCGTTCAATTGTTTTGCATAAGTCTTTGTATTTCTCACTGTCATTTTCGTCTATAGCAGCTACGGACCAATTCAGCTTTGTGATATCTGTCTTTATCACATTAATAGCTCTACGTGGTATTGGAGACTCACTCAATGTTCTGAGGTTTGTGGGAGTTCGTTTTGGAACTGGTTGAGCATTTCCACTACGAGTCCACCATCCGAATGACTGCGAATACGCCTCGGTTTGTCGATCCGGTTCATTCTTTGCTCGACCAGCCGCAAGCCAATCTATTAGGATTTGTCTTACACCCAAGGTTGTTCCTCCTTTCTTGGACAATAAAAAAGAAGGCAGGAAATGTTTCCTGACCTTCTGATTTCGCTCATATTTCTATGAATTAAGAATACCATTGGTTTTATTCGGTGTTACTACGGTTTTTTCTAGCGTCTATTGTTAGCCACTTCTCCGTTGAAGATTTAAGATCTGAATCTAAAAAATGTTGCAGATCAAAGAAAGTTGCGATCTGAACAATAGATAACAGAGAGATTCTACAAATATACGTTCTTATATAAAAATCCATATTTTTATCATATTCGAATTTATTAAACGAAAACACTTCTTCAATTTGTGTTCCATAATTTGTTTTAGTTATAGGATTATAGTGGGTATAACTACTGAAAATTGAGTAGAGTTCAAGATAAACATCGTATTGACCTGTCTTCTTAGACAGTTCGTTTATTTTCAAGAGATGTTCTGGGACTCTGGGCCTTCCTTTATTCGTATATTTTTCATTCATTAAATCAATGTAATCCGAATGTATACTTCCTTTTAACTCCAATAATTCACTATATCCCTTACCTAACTTCCAAAATTGATAATCAGTTAACAAAAGATACTCATTATATTTCACTTCATCAGTACTGCTATTGCCATTCAAATATAAGAGATGAAAGAAGTTTTCAACTAACAAACGAAGAGATGGAATAACTTCAATATAATTATTCGGTATATCAGAGTTTAAAACCACTTTTACCACTGAATATGTACGTTTCATCCTCGAATATAGATGATACATTATCCCGGCAGATTTTCGAGATGAACTTTGGAAACCTACTTCTTTTTCAATGATATCTAATAGATCTAATATATCCTCATTTAGGTATTTCACTACTTCATCGTGTTTCTTCATTCGCTTAATCCCCCCATTTACTTAGTGCCTCTTAATTGTAACACTACCAATACCAGGAAGCACCTTATGCTCATCTCCTCTCTATAAGCAAAAAAGGTCAGGAAATTTCTCCTCACCCTTTTTTATACATTCATTCTTCTATTGAAAATTAATTTAACTAAAGGATCTACGATTATCCAAATGAGAAGTTTGGTTCTTTTTTCTTAAAAAAGATGTAGAGGTTACCTTCTAGAACCCCTTTTTCTTTTGACTCTTGGAGTGAAAAGATATGCTTCATATACTTTCCGGTAAAATAAAACTCCTGTGAAGATATCTTAACATCAACTTCAGGCTTTCCAGAAGTTAATACAGTAATGATGTCAGCATAATCTTCTCTTTTCTCTTGATAAAAACACTCTCCGTCTTCTTCGCAATAATTAACCCACATAATGAATCACCCCTCTATTATAATTTAGATGTGTTACTTCCTCTTTAGTGTAACATCTCCAATATCAGGAATCATTAAATGTTTATAGTTTCATCATGTCGAAATAACACCAAAAGTGAAATTAGTTTCCTCTTGTATGTTTGCGAAAGCCAATATGAATCCATCTGCTCTATCTGGAGACTGAAGCCCTCGCTTTTTCATATCTTCCTTGCGCTCCAAATAAATCCTACCGTTACTGCCCATACGCCACTTTCTGGACGTTAATTGTGTGACCAGTTTCTCGTCATCCGGCAATTCAAGAATACCTGGAACGCCCAGCATATAGTTGCTCATGTTCTCTTCCAACAGTTCCTTGATATGGCCCCACATTTCTGAGCCAAGGTTTCCATAATGTTCGTCATTTGCTGATGATCCGTTATTTACACCAATGATCGTGTAACCTAGACCCTTCTCCTCGTTGATCTCATTTAATCTGTCGGTAACTGCTCCACCTATGCCGCTATCATCGACTCTAATTTCTACTTCATCCACTTCTTTACGTTCTACCTTAATATCATCTACGAGCCTAAGCACCCAACCAGTAGTGGTCATAGTGTCCTGTTTATGGTGGAAGTGACTCTTTACCACCCTGCCACCAATTTGCCCGTATATCGTGGTTTCATCATCACCAAAACGCGCAACGTCTACGCCAACAATGAGCTTGTGACCTATGGATTCAATACGAACATCGTTCTTAGCAAATTCAGCAGCTTCCAGCGCGATAAATGTATCAGATTCCCCTCGCGGAAATTCTCCTTCAACCCGAACTCTCCATACATCGGAGCCATCTCCATACTTTCGCTTAAGCATGGCAATATTCTCTTTGCTGGTCCTTGGGCTATTCAAACATGAAACTTTGTGAGTCTTGTAGTCGCTTCGATCTTTATTATGCGAATCATAAAAAACGCCGCTAGTGCGTGTCGGATTCCCACACATCAGCAGCTTATTGTACTCGCCAGATAATGTACCTAAGATCGCTTCCATTATTCGATCATCTACGCCGGATGCTTCATCAACAATGAACAACATGTAATCTTCGTGAAAGCCCTGCATGTTCTCAGGCTTTGTCGCCGTCCGGGCAGTTGCAAACCAACGTTCTTCATTTTTACGCATATATATTTTCGTTTTGGTCCATTTAAGGATTCGCTTCAGCAAGGGGCTCTTTTCTTGCCATTTGCTAATTTCTGCCCAAAGAACATCATGCAGCTGCTGCCGAGTTGGTGCCGTGCAAACTACCTTCGGAAAGGGGAAGCATGAAAGGAACCAAAGTGCGACATTTGCCTCAAGTCCTGTTTTACCCACTCCTTGTCCTGATCGAACAGATACCAATCGAGACGATGCGATGTCCATTAACACCGCCGCTTGCCATTCATCTGCGCTGAAATTTAATATCTCCTTGCAAAAAAGAACTGGGTCCTTGCGATAGACGGGTATCCTCTTTTTGAAAGCCATGAACCGCCGCTTTGTCTCAGGGGAATCATTATACATCTGCCTCGACCGCCTTTACCCAATCTTCAATGAGATCATCGTCAGCATTTCCATCGCCTTTTTTCAGTTTTTCAATAGCAAGTTTGGACTTCTCTATTTCCAACTTCATTCTTTCCAATTTCAAACGACGCTCATCTTTTTCAGGGGCAATCTCAATGAATTGCTTTATTGCTGATCTAAGCTCCTTCATAACAGTAGCCTCAGCTTTTATGGCGCTGTTGTACTTATCCCAGGCGTGCTGATACTCCCACTCTTTTTCATCCCCGAACATGCCAGGCTTATTCTTTGTTAAAACTTTCGTAACATCTTTCTTGTCTTTTACAAAAGTGATTCGCCGTCCCCAAATGAGTCGTTGATACAGACTAATCACATTTTCCCAGATCATATCTGCTGGGCTCATGGTTTCTACAATCTCACGTATCTCCATAAATTCGGGGTCCTGAGGCATGAACTTGCTGAAGAATCCATGTTTTAGTGCTTTCTGATTTCCTTCAGGGCCTCCTACGCCCCCTTTATTTCCCTTGGCATTCTGATTGCCCTTCTTAGCTCCACGAGGTCTGCCCGATGCAGGTATCTCATCCCATTTATCAACGCTTTTCCATCTACGAACCATCGAAGGATTGAGACCAAGTTCTGCTGCAATTTCGCTCAGTTTCTTCTGCCGCCCACTTTTTAACCAGATCTTTAACGCTTTTTCTCTATCCGGGCTTTTCTCCCTTGTCAACTAACTTCACCTCTGTCCTACTACGTATTTGAGTTGGATTCACTTTTTAAAGGTCTAAATTGGTCAAACGTTACTAATGAAAATAAGCCTGAGAATTCTCTGAGGCTTCGGGTTTCTACTGTATTCTACTAATAATTGGTATTTGAATTCACTACAGTATATATTGTATGTCATTCGTAAAGTGCAGATTTTCCTTGATGTCATTTGTTTTGTTCTTTATTTCCCAAATTGAATTCATCATTGTCCTATTATAGTGCATTCACTAGAGCTCAAAGTCCTCTAAGGCATCGTCTAAGGTATCTTGGAGTAATCCTACATACCTCAGAGTCACCGATTCTTCAGTATGGTTGAAGAGTTCCATTAGTAACGCTATATCCTTCGTTTCAAGATAAAATTTATACCCAAATGTCTTTCTCATCGAATGCGTCCCAATATCTTCAAGATTAAGCTCTTGGGCTGCCGCTCTAATAATTTTATATGCCATGTTCGCTGAAATAGGTTGAACTTTCCCTCTTTTCCGCTTTCTACTTGGGAATAAAAACTCGTGGTCTGATTTATCCTTGATATAAGCATCCAGAGCCTTACGCAAAGATTTGCGAATCAGAACTTTTTTGATTTTCCCTGTCTTCTTTTCATTGATGGTAATATGTGTTCCTTTAACATCACGTACGGTCAGAGGAAGAATATCTGAAATACGGAAGCCTGTATTTATTCCAACAAGAAACATGATGAAGTCACGAATATTCTTAAAATATAAATATTTTTTCATGGCATCTAACTTTTTGGGATCTCGTATTGGTTGTACAAATTTCATATCATCACCTCCATTTTATAGTTACGGTAAGTTTGCTGGGCAAAAGAAAAAGCGCCCTATCGGACGCTCATATTGTAAGATTATTTTTCGTTTATAAAATTCCGTCCCGTCTCAAGAATAAAAACAATTAATTCATGTTATCTTTTATTCTATTTACCGCATACTTCAGCTCTTCAAGTTCGGAAGCGATCTTGTAATTTTTTTCTGCAGCAGATTCGATATTCTCCAACTTGCCCACGATTCTCCATAAAAGATCAATCATAGTATTAGCCTGTTCCTCTGTCATAATTTTCACCCCTTTTAATAATTATTATCTTTTGAAAAGATTATTTTTGAATATGCAATATATCATAAAAACAGTCGATGATGCTTAGGTTTCAACATGCTTATTTGGCATGTACCCAGCACTAACCTCTGCAGAAGGCCATCGACTGTTTTTATGATGCACTTATTTATCCGTAAGTGCTTCGGTATTAAAGTTTAATAGTACGCGGTAATTTATAACATGCGGCTACCGCTAATCCGCCATGCCCCGGCTTGGGCAACAATGTGCACCTTTATTACTTCGGGGTATTCCCCTCTGTGCACTGTCTCCAATTAGTAGTTCGACCCGGTTATTTATTTACGTATCCGGTTCACGTTCTCGATCCATATCTTTAGCCGCTGAGATCACGGTTGCCCAGGAGGTGTTCGGGTATGAGTTGCGGTGTGATGTCCCGTCACAGATTGCCGCAACCAGATATGGAGTAGTACGGAAGCTCTCGCCTCGGTATCTTTATTATATTTGGCGAGTGATACCGCTACGCTACGGATAATGAAGTTATTTATGTTAAATAACAAAAAAATAACCGCTTAGGGCATCTACCCTTCGCAGTTACTCAGTTGTCTTAATCCTATTTCTCCCTCTTTGTTTCGGCCCCGTCCGTAATCGATTGTTACAAAGTCCAGAGTGCCATTGAACAGCAGTGTGTTTGCTAGTGAAGCAATGACTTTCCGGCGCTTTTCTGCGAATGTTGTTGCCTCTATGCCATATGCTACCGTTTTGTATCCTCTTCGCATGTATTCAACAGCATCTTTATACCGGAATTTTTTATCTCCAACAAAAAGTAGCTGTACAATTTTATTTTCATGTGGATCTTTTACATTATTTGCGGCGTGTGCCACGGCTTCTGTAATTTGTTTATAGAGTAGATAATTATTATGACGTGCTTCTTTAGCTATAAGTACGTTAGCTGGTAAATTTGACACTGGATCGCTAGTACTAAGACGTTTTACAGCTCCTTCTACTCCTGACATATCGAATTCATTCAAGCCATTCTGAGATTTTTGGTTTAGTACAAATTCATAACTATCCACCAATCCCTTGATGGTTCTATAGATATTCAATAACCAGATTGTTTTTCGAATATCTTCTGTATCTGCATCCTCAAAGAATTGTACTTGATAAACTTTAGAGATCAATTCAACATCATTTCTTGGATTAAAATCGCTATCTATTGCTGGTAATACCTCAATCATGGAAAATTCTCCTCTCTACGGCTGTCTTATATATTTACTGTCAGTATAGAGTGGATTTCGTACGGTGTTACTACGGATAATTGATCTTCTGTTATTCCGTAAGCTTCCCTGCCTCGGCGCTGGAATTCTTCAAAGTCTTCATCGAACAAGTTAAAATCACTAATATCATCGTTTGGCATTCTTCTTCACTTCCTTATGTTCATATGATGGTTGTAGAGTATAAATGCGACCGTCCATTTCAATTACTGTTGGAATGCCTTTCTTGTTCTTGATGGTCGTTATCTTCGCTTGATAGATGTCCCCTGGTTTATTCTCTAAGGCGCCTTCCTCAATCAATCGCTCTAGTACCGGCTTAAGATAACTCTGTTGTTGGTCTCCGATCCAAGCCATTAGTTTATTCGAATCTATTAGCTTCATAGTGTCTTGTTCCTCTCATTATGGGGAGCAGATAGGCTATAAACCCTTATCCGGCCCCCGTTATCACTGGGATTATTCGGTCTGACTCGATGGCCTTCGGCCTAATCCTTCATGTGGTCCTTGATCCGGGCTTTCGGCAGCCGCATTACAGAGAATGCTCCAAAGTCCGTGAGTGCTCCTTCGCCTTCTATCGCATCCTCAGGGATCCATATCTCACATTTGATGCGGTAATACCCCTTGTGCTTTCCTGACTTACTAGGTGCATGCGTTGACATGCTGCCTACGAATGGTGCCAATACCATCGTGCTGTCTTCGTTAACCTTCTTAATCTCATCCATTGCCGTGCATACTGTTTCCTTGGTGACACCAAAGATTACCGCTTTGCTCATATCCGCTTCTCCCCCTTATACCTCTAGTAGTTCTGGATTATCTATCGCGTTACCAACTACTACGGTTTGGCTCAACTGTCCATCTGATTCAAGTCTGTGGTATTGGCTAGGATTCCGGGTGAATACCAAGTAAGCGCAATGTTCCTGTACCCATTCAACTTCTCCAATTCCGTTTTCGTCTTCTACCAGATCGCGGCTGTAAACCTCTCGTCCATTCTTGTCGGTAAGCCCAATGAATTGCCCGACCGTTTTCGGATCAACCTGCCATTTGTGCCAGCTTTTATGGTCGATGATGTGCGTATCACCATCGCTGCTTATTACTAAGCTGCCATACATCCACTCGCCGTTTTTGCGTCTACCGCGAAATTTATTCTCTCTGCCCATCGTGTATCGTCTCCTTTGATTGGGGTCTCAGCCCCCTAAATATTTTCTGCTGTCAGAACTTTTGATATTTCGATAAGTGCTTGTTTTGACAATATCTCTACATGTGAATTATCTTCTTCGTCGCGTTTATTCGGGATCACATGAAAGACATCATCTCCCTGACCCACCATAAACACATGATCTTCTCCAAAGCGATCTTTCCATTTGATTGGTAACATATATGTCTCAGCCCCCTTATAAGTTCCTCCAGCCCTGCGGCCTCCGCTACGCTAAGTATTGCGGTCGAATCGGAGGCCTGACGGCCGTTCAGCATGCTTTAATTGTCAAACCAGAATATGATGCGCAGATCATTTGAGTATTCTTCAATCTGTTCATTGTTGTAGCGATAGAACAGTTCACTCGCGCGTTTTCTCAGACCTTCAATTATTGGTTCAAGTATGTTTTCTTCAACTTCCCATTCCATAAACACATGATCAGGCATATTGGTCCATTGACTCCAATATGAAGGGCATTCTCCGCTTAATGGTTTGTGCTTTTCTGATTCATGGACATATCCGCTGTACTTCGTTTTAATATTTTTTCGAGAATACTCTTGCAATTCACGTAATGTGAAGTAACTGTGAGAATGTCCGTCCCCACTCCAATACTCATTCGCCTCTTGTATTTCAGGGCAGCAATCACTAGGAATTCCCTTACTTTCCGCGATTGGTTCTATATCAGAGTAGTTACGAACCCCAGCCAATACTGCGAACAATCTGTAGTTACGACTGTCATAAATAGGTTGAATTCTGTACTTCTGTTCTCCGTCTTCTCCATCTGTGAAGTACGGATTTACAGAGTAGTAATCACCGCTGACCCATTTGCTCTCCCCGCTGATTGTTCTCTTTCCCTCGACATACATGTGAATATCGCACCCCATCGTAATCTCTCCTTTGGTTTTTGTTTTGCGGCATAGCCGCCTTCGTATCGACCGAATCCGCTCAGGCTTTGCCGGGGTCCGTATCAAGGTTGTGTTGTATCTCTTCCCTTGTGAGTGTCATTGATTATCTTCTCCCTCAGGCAATACGATCTTTGCCCAATGTGTAACCCATGTAAGGGGAGTATCATTTATGTGCCATCCATATCCGCCGTCTGGGTGGGCTTTTGCAGCATGTCTCGCAACTAATACGACTCTTCTGCTATCAGTTACAAGAGTGTCGGTGTGGCTCACAATGCTTCTATCGTGCCGATCATACTTAACCCATTCCATCATGATCTATTTGCCCTCCTTGGGTGCTGGGGTATCTGGGTAAAGGGAAGCTAAATACAGTAAATCATCCATCATGTTCAACATAATGTCGTAGTCGTTTATATCTTCACCTTTTCCACCAGTAGCATTGGTGCTTACGATTTCGCGTAATTGTTCCCAAGCCTCTTTCAGACATTGTTCTCGTTCTCCACGCTCTTTGGCTTCTTGTATCCAGTGAATTGCTATATCCTCTTCATCTGTGGGTAGCTTGAAAAGCTGAACACGCTCTTTTTCACGAAGTATGAACTCCATATCCTTTTGCCAGTCCCTTTGTGTCATTGGGCTTCCTCCCCAAATCCCCAGTGTCCGTTAACGGCCAAAGTGTCTATAATTTCGTCGATGTATGGTTCATCTACATTAATGACCACATGCACGTTCTCGCTGGTCGGATGCTTACCGTCTTCTACCCGTTTTTCATCAATGGTTTTTGTGATATCGCGGAGTGACCACATTTGGGATTTTGATAAGTATTTATTGATGTCCTCGATCTTGAGAACAAAGTGAGTCTTTTCGAGTTTTTCAATATTAGCCACGTTTATATCCTCCTTGTGGGAGAGGAGGGCTATTAACCATCTCTGTCCCTGTGTATTCGTACTGTGTAGCAAACTAAACTACCGCGATTTCTTCAAATAAAATCTCGTATTCATTAATGTCGTGTTCAGTACCACAATCAGTATGATAAGAATCCCAGTATCGAATGGTTGCCTTTAATCTCACATTCTCTTCACTACCCACGCGAATCTTCCACGGCGGAGGATCATCATTACAACTACGATCAGGAAGATTTTCGTGGGTAATGCCTATTTTTACTCTACGATGGAAATCTTTCTCTGCGGCAATTGGCGATTTAAAGTATCTTGGATTATCTTCGTGTCCCCACATTGTGATTTCGGTGACCTTATAGATGCTCAAAGCCTTTTTATTCACTGGAATTTCCTCCTAAGCAATATGCGTATACTCTTCCTTTGGGAGAGGAGGGATACTCCTACTCCCTTAATGATCTGGTACGGCCCCCGCGTTGCTGGGTTTATGCTGTCGGACGATGGCCTTCGGCCCTTAGAACAACGTGAGCTGCATATTCTTCAACCGTTGCGTTCCGTCTGCAGCATGTCGTTCATCACGCTCAATTGCGATATAGTTCCTTCCGGTCCTTGATGCTGCTACAGCCGTTGTACAACTTCCAGCACAATTGTCTAGGACGGTTTCGCCTGAGTTTGTATAGGTCCGTATAAGGTATTCACACAACTCCACTGGCTTTTGATTTGGATGTATTCGCTCAGGATCATCGTTGTTGACTACCGGATAGTACAAGACACTGCGCGGCAATCTCTCAGTCTTTCCAGCCTCGTTTGACCACGGTATGCCATCGCCATAAACAGATGATTTATGGTTGTTAGTCGCTGAATGCATCGGTTTATGTCCTTGACTCATTTGAGCGTTGTAGGTGGGAGGTCTTTTATAAAAGACCAGTATGTTTTCGTGAGCCTGCAGCGGCATCAGACTTTTGTTTAAGTGTCCTGTTGCCTTGTTCTTTTCCCATATCCATTCATATTTGAATAATTTCATATTGCTGGCTGCGAGTGCCTTATCAAATGGAGCTTTAGCGAATAAGACGATTGCTCCGTTATCCTTAATGATCCGTTCATATGCCATCCATAGCTGATCAAACGGCAGGATCGAATCCCAAGGGCTCTGCGTTGTGCCGTAAGGTAGGTCACAGAGGATCATGTCCACACTACCTGTCTTGATATTCGGGAATACGTCGAAGCAATCCGCGTTAATAATCTGGTTCAGCATGTATGCCTCCTATTCTCGCGCCCCCTGTAGTGTGATATATGCCGCCTCTGCCCTCTCTCGGGGGCAAATGTTTGTATTATCCTTTACCTGTGTCATGCCTTACCCTCCCCGATCCAATCCGTTACAGCCCTGTACACTTCGTCAGGCAAGTTATTTCCCATTTGAGCGCTGACCATTTGTACACGAGTGCAATTTAATTTGGCTGCCAATTCAGCAAAATTCAGCCGTTCTATCTGTCTCTTTCGATACAATGCTTCTTTTTGTTCTACGGTCAATTTCATGCCTTGTCGCTCCCTTCCTCCAACAGTTCACGAGCTTTACTTCCTCTGTCGCTCGTAACCTTTGATTGACCTCTACCGAAGCTTGGCAGTTCCCAATTTTCTTGATTAGCATAGAACTCCAGTACCTCCCGTTGTCGGGCTATGGTCTGCTGTGCCTCTATATATCTCTTTTCAAGTCTGCTACCAATATTTAATGCCTCTTCCAACATTTCTTCTCGCATTTTCAACTGTTGTTGTGACTCTTCTAGAGCAGCCAACAGGTCATTGAGTCCTTTAGATGCGGCTATGACTGACTTACTATCAGCCATGCTTAAGGCGTTAAGAATGTCATTCGTGATCTCTTCTATCCGTTCTGGTGTCATAGGATTAGTCATCGTCCGTGTCATCCTCCTCGTTATATAGATTGTCTGGGTGTTGGCGGCTGAGGCGTATGTCCTCAAGCATACAAAGGATTGTCGCGTGCTCGGATAGCATTCCGGCGCACCCGGAGTATTTGAGCCTATTCAGTTCGTTTCCTCCACCGCACCGCGGCTTCGTACCATGCTTCTCAATCCTACGGAGCTTCCGACGTAGATACTGCCGCCGCTTATCCATACCTTGCAGGAGCAGTTCAAGTGTTTCTTCAGCCGATCTCATTCCTAATATCCATTGGATTGACGATCATGGTTTACTTTGTTCTTGGCTGTATAGGCTTCTGCAATCTGCTCGAAGGTAAACCCTAATCTTTGCTCCCCCAAAGCGTAGAAAGCATATAGTGCCCCTTTGAAAAAATATTTTCGATGCATATCGAAATTCTCCATTGGATTTGCTAAAAACTTGTCACCGATAATCGCTCCAACCTGATGGAGAATCTCTGTGAACAGTACGGAAGTTTCTCCATCCACGCATTCGTCGTAGCAGTAAAGGTCATCTGGCGTAAGGTTGAGCTGTCGCGCGATGCTCAGGAAGAAGTGTAGACAGTCTACGTACTCTTCTAGTAGAGGATTGTAAGCTTCTCCGCGCTCGACACCAATATCATCTACGCCCAAGCTCCGCACGGCACGAGTACGTGGTTTCTGATTCTTGCTCCAATGCTTGAATCCGCGCCATTCATTTGCCAATTCTCCGATTTCTACCTGAAGAGCTAATATTGTATTAGGCAGCAGATCAACGCCTTCAAGCCCCTTTTCTTTGATGATTCGTGCATCCAGTACTTTTTGCATTTCAAACATTTGTTCAAGAGTTAACGTATTTTCCATTGCCAATCGTCTCCTTTATAGGGGGCGATTTACGCCCCACCTTATATCAACAGACTCAATTATTAAGAGAAAGTCGCTTCTGGTTCTTTATCTGGTTTAACTTCATCTCCATCAGAATCAGTATCAAGAATAAGCTTTGTCCCATTTTGATTGAGTTTCATTAGGAATATAGAAAACTCGTCCAAGTGTCTTAGTGAATTTATATCTTGAATAGAATTGCGTTCAATCGTCCATTCGCCTTTATCGTATTTAGGCCATGTGTGAATTCGGATTTCGTAATTCATTTTCTCGTCATGCTCACATTCAAATACCAAAACTGCATGCTTCATGCTGCTCCAAGACCGCTCTTCGTTGTATTCAACTTCAAAACGTACATCCACATATTGGTAGCTGGGCTCATCATCGTAGCAAACCTCAAGACCATCTGTTTCAACGTTTTCTTCTACATATTTCTTCCAGCGTTCAAACAATTCAGTTACCTTAATGGTTTTCATTTCATCTGGAATCATTAAATTCTTAAAGTTTTCCAACATCTTTTTGTTCTCTAGCGCCGAACTTTGCAGCACATCCACTAAAACAGAATCCAGCTTAGTGATGTATTCGCTATAATCGTAATTTTCCAAATAAGGAACCATTACAGATTTAACTTGCTTTTCTATAACCTTTGTTACGTCTCCATAAGAGCCAAGTAGATCTTTAAGAGCATTTTTAATTCCGTTTTCTAATTGTTCTGCAATCAATTTCTCGATCGTGCCATCCTCTAGCTTTTTAGAAATAACGTCCTTAATGCTTTTTTCCAATGACATATATTTCGCTCCCTTTAATTGAATTATTTGTTGTACAGTTGCATCTTCTGCATATATTTTTTTTTGCTATCTTTTAAACTCCCAACTCTCGCATTTCTGCATCCTCTGTAGCATCTAACGTGATTGATGGCATTCCATCCCATAACTCTCGAATCTCATTAGCCTTAGCAACTACTGCTGCTTTTTGCTTTGGTGTTAATACGATATCCATAGCCTCTTGATAATGGTTTTCTGCCTTGGTATAAGCTCGGGTATGCAGTACATTCATGTACCGCCAAAACTTATCGTTACTCAGGGATTTAATCCGCTGGAAGTGTCTGCGCCGTTCTGTTTCAGTCATCTAACTAATCACCTCACGTTGTTATATGAATTATTAGGATACATATAAAAGGTACTTCTTCCTAATTCTAACCTTTATGTTGGAAACCGTATTTCTGCAAATTTTTAGCGCTGCGGCTGTTTCGCCATTGCTGTATCCATCCATGGTCATATTAACTATAGTTCTTTCAGTTTCTTTCAAGGTATTGATAAATTCCTCAATCTCAATGAAACTTAGGTCTTGTTTTGTAGGTACAAGATTAGAAAAATCTAAATCATCATTATCTGATCCTTTTATCTTACTATCTAATGACAACACTAGCTTAGGTGGTACTTTACTATGCGATGGCGTCCTTATTGCATTTACCTTACTTTCCAAATATCTAATGATGAACCCTTGAATATAGGGATAAGCAAATGTTGAAAATTTCAATCCTGATTTCTCGTCGAACCTATCATAAGCCATTAATAATGCATAGTTCCCTTCGCTAATTAGATCCTCAATATCTATAGCGCCGAAGGTTCTAGTTTCGTAATGATTCGCTATCTTCAAAACTAATTTCCGGTGTTCCTTTACACATTGCTCTTTAGTGCCTAGTGAAGGGTGGCTATCTCTTATGCGAGATATATCCATGGCTTTTCTACCCATCTTTATCCTCCTAATCTTCAAAACGTTCCCCATATCCATAAACTACTGGCTCCTGTATAGCTCCTAGAGCGTCTGCCATCATAGTTGCGAATGTTTCCATATCTTTGTCCTGGAATGACTGTAACAGGTGTATCTCCTTTGCTTTAAGGTTGCGTCCTGCGGCTGCCGTCAGTAAATCTACAACTGGCTTAATCTTATTTTGTCGTTCTTGCTTCTCACGATCTTTCTGCTGCTGGATATTCTGTTTGTGGTTGAATTCTTCCCAATCCTTTTCGTCAAACCAGAATCTATCCCCGTATTTGTCTCGAAAAACAGATATCCAGTATTGTAAAGCCTCTTCGTTAGTTTGAACGGCGTCGTGACAAGGCCAACACAACCTTAATCCATTAGTCTTAACGCCGCGTCCCTTCCGACCTCTCGGCATTACGTGATGTGTAGTATCTGAATTAGCACTCTTACATATTGGGCAAATCCCACTTGATTCTGCGATGATTTCAGCAAGTACATCGTCGTTAAACTCTCCACGATCTTTTGAACTTTTGCCTTTTTGGTGATGAGCAAGGATACCCTTCTTCCATTCTGGAATTTCCTTCTTAGCTTTTGTCTTTTGGTGATGTAAGCTGCTGTAGGTTTTCTTTTCTTTGACTTGCTTTTCAGGCTTCCAAAAGGTCTGATGTGCCATTGCTCATTCTCACCTCCTATATCTCGATTTTAGTTCTTGGATAATACGGTAACACTGCGGATATTATCTGATTCGTTCTAGATAACCAGCTTGTTCAAGTGTTCTGTAATGCTGTTCTCGTTCAGCTGCTGTGAAGTAAATCGGTAACACGGTATGAGATGTATAAAAGGCTATTGCCTCTCTGATTTCTTGTGGTTGATCATCTAGTTCTGCAAGATCAAGCTTTTTCTTATCCATAAATAGCCCTCCAGTATCCTAAGGAAAGTTTTCCTTATCGACATTTAATTACTCATATTCGTATTTACGTTATTCATGATATAAGTATACACCCGGCACATAAGCTTGTAAATACGTATATTCGTAATTGCGATAATTTATTATTCATGTTATCTTTTAGACAGGAGGGTTGTATTATGAAAATTAGAGTTAAGTTGGATGAAGTATTAAAAGCTAAAGGTATGACTCAAAAAGAACTTTCTGAATTGACCAAAATCAGACCAGCATCCATAAGTGACTTAAGTAATAACGTCCGTACTGCTATCAACAGAGATCACTTGTGTGCCGTTGCTGAAGCTTTGAAAATAACAGATATTCGTGATCTTGTAGATTTCGAGTGAGGGAGCAAGAGGAATATCCTCTATGCTCCTTTTTCACTTCTTATTACTGGGTTATATTTTATTAATTCATCTCCGGTGATATCAGTTGATGATCTACGATATCCATTTTCAGTTGATTAGGATCATTCTCAATAGTTTTCAATTGCTCAATTTTCCAAAGCAACCCCGATAACAAACTCTTCTCGTACTCGTCCAGATACCTTTCAATGTCTTCACTTTCTAGAATCACTTGTCCTAACATGTCTTACACCTCCGTTGTTCGATATGGGAGTACAATCCTATAATTGCGTTCATCATCAGCATCTTTTATTAGAATAGGTGAGGATTGTCCAGAAAATCCGATAATCAGTTCTTTAGAATTAATTGACTCGGCAGCCTCCAAAACGTACTCGCCATTAAAAGCGACTTTAAACCCTTCACCATCAAGGGAGATAACATCCACAAATTCGTTTGCTTTTCCTACCCCTTCGGCTTTTGCCTTAAGTTCGATGTTCTCATCTACAAACATTCTGGTGAGCTTAGATTTTTCATCTTTAACTATAATCTTCACACTCTGTAGGGCTTCCATAAATTCTTCTCTGTTAACTCTAAGAGTTGATAAGTAACTGCTGGGAACTATTCGGTCAACATCTGGATAAGCTCCCTCTAATACTCTAGTACAGAATATAAAATCTTTTGTTTTAACCATGAATTTTGATTGCACCAGCTTTATTGAAATCTTCTCTTCAGACGTTATTAAGTTCATTAGGTCTGTCATGGTCCTTGCACCAACTACAATTTGCATATCCTGTAGATTCTCAGATGTCTTTACTGAAGAAGATAATCTGTGACGGTCTGTACTAGTGATATTGATTGTGTTGTCATGGAGTTTTAATCGAAGTCCTGTCAGGATCGGAGTGGATTCATTGTCAGATGCAGCATAGGCTGTCTCCTTCACTAAAACTTTGAGTGCCTTTCCCTCAAGTTCTACTGTTTCACCTTCAATATTTTCATCCATAAACTCTGGATACTCCTCAGGGTCCAAACTTGGGAGATCGTATTTTTTTCTACCACTTAAAATTTCCGTTTCGCTCCCCTTTGTCTCTATATCGATAACACCTTTCATAACCTTAACAATGTCAACAATTCGCTTACCTGGAATAGTCGCTGAACCTAAATTTATTAACTGGTAATCATCGCTATCTATCTTGCTTTGTAAGAACTGAGTTCCATCCCCGCCTGTAATGTAAAGCCCATCTTCTTTAGCTTCAAAAAGGAACTCACCCAAGATTGGAAATACATTCTTTTTAGGTAGGAACTTAACAGCTTGCTCCAAAGATTTTTGTAAAATATGCTTGTCTATTGATATTTTCATAATCATCCTCCTGTGTTATGAGAAGTATCTCTACGTCGATTTCTCCCACCAACATGTAACACCTTAACAAATGGTTCAATCCTATCCATAATACGTGTAGCCTTTAGTTCACGCTGTCTAAGATCATTTGCACCTTTAGAGTCTCTTACATTTACAAAGTGATTGTATAATTCCTTCATACTAAGATTTGAAGTATAGATTGTGCTCTTGGTCTCCATTCGGCTTTGCAAAATAGGACCCATTATTTCATCCCTTGTCCAAGATGATAAAGTCTCAGCGCCTATATCATCCAATATCAAAACATCCACCGATTTCAAGGCGTCTACTTTGGCTTGTACATCGTTTGTCGAGATAGAGTCCTTAACTTCTCCAAGATAATCTGGAACGTACACCATGAGCACATCGACACCCATTCCAGCTAGTTCATTTGCAATCGCACCTGCTAATCTGCTTTTACCTACTCCCATAGATCCGTATAAGTACAGACCTTTATAGGTATTATTTTTATCGAACCCTAAGCAAAAGTTCATGCTCTCTGCAATCGCCAATCTTCGATGTTGATCATGCTCCATTTCTTCAAATGAAACATTTACAATATGAGCCGGAATGTTATGACTCTTAATCCTCTTTTGATTCAACTCGCGCTTTTCGAATGAAACTAATTTCGAGCACTTCCTCAATCTAAAAATAAGCATCTGCTGTTTTTCGCTAACTTCTTCGTGACTGGAATGCCCCGGAAACTCATTCTGGCAGCCGTTTAAGCCGGGGCAAGATTGACAGTGATCAAAGCACGAGATGTGATTACCTAGACTGCTCAGGTCTCTCTTAACATCTACTAGATCTGGATATTCAGTCATTAGCCGTATAACTTCTGGATGAGTAGCGATTTGATCTATCAATGCTGCTTTTCTCTCTAAAAACCGATCAGGTAAAATACGTTTGATCTCTTCCCCCATGCCTTTCAATCAATCACCTCCACGTTTAGACCTCATTTCAGCTAACATTCTCTGTACATCTTCTTCAGTTGGTATGTTATCTGGAGGTTCATTATCTGGCGCTTCTGAAGCTTTGGTATCTTTCATCTTTTCTGATTGTTCAATGGCTTCAGTGTGAAGTGCATATATAATTCCTTCGCAGTAGCTTAGACTTTTGATTTCATCTTTTTTATGTTTAGGCTTGAAAGTATTAAAGGCTTTATCTATCCCAGCTAGTGCAATGTGGATCGGCACCGCATCTGCAATGAGCTCGTCCAATATAAGCTCATCCTTCGCTGTTATTTCTAGGCCCTTGCCTCTACGAGCAAGGTAGCGATCTGCAACCTGTTTACGATAATCTAATTCATTAGCTTCCCGGTTGGAATCGGCATCCCCGGCAGGAACGGCATCCTGGCTTTCTGAATTTGATTCGTTTTGAGTTGTAAAGGCTTGTCCTATTTCTGAATCTGATTTCCCTAAACAACAACTAATGTTTTTAATATTGTTTTTAATAATGTCTTTAGACACCCCTTTCTTCCTACAGCCGCAAGGGTTTGAAGGTAACCTAGCTTCTCGTTTCAAGAAGCTATGACTTCTTATTTTGAGAAGTAACCACTTCTTATTTTGAGAAGCAAATAATAAATCCCCATGTAACACTCGCTTTTCAATCTTCTTATTTTGAGAAGAATTAATTTTCTTTTCATCTAAGTTTTTGCTAATCAAATCTTTAAACTTCTTTTCATCCCAGCCCTTAACAGGACTGATTTGCCATTGGTCATAATCCTTATTCACAGAAAAAACGTTCCTGTTTTGATCCCACGAAACAACTTTACAATTAGATAAATGATCTATCTCCTTACGAATATTTTGATATCCGACACCACACAATTCGAAATCTTTTAATAAAGGAACAAGTGCTGTTTTCTTTCCACATCCATATGATAATCGCCATATAAAGAGGATGATGTCCTTCTGACGCTTCGAGAAATCTCGTCGTATGATTTCATTCCATATCTCATTTGCCAGCTTTACAAAGCCATTCTCTGGCTGTGGGTTTGCCAATTAGCTCACCTCAAGTCATTGACCGCGAAAGAACGGTATGTTACTCTGATGTTGAATATTTTTTTTAGCGATTGAATGGCCGCGTCCCCAAAACGTGGTCATTTTTATGTTCATTTTCTGCAAAGATACTTGTCTTATCTTCAAAAATAGTTCAAGATCCTCGATCTCCTTATCTAACCAATCTTTTGCAGCATCCAGGATTAGAGGGCTTGTCCTAAATCGGCGTAAAGCGTTGAGTCTACGCCAAGATTCAAGTCGCTGTCTTGATCGCTCAAGAGTCATATGTAATCCTCCGGTTGAAAGTTTTTAACAAATTCAATTGCGTCTTCAAAATCAATCCGGCGTAAATGACTATACTTTGCAACACTGAAATTCTCCTTCAACTTACTCCATATCATTCGACGACAACGACCGACCATTTCATTAAACTTCATGTTAGAGTCTTTGAAACGGTGTTTAGTGAGTTCAATAGACTTCAACCTTACTGCCTGTTGCATAAGGTCACACTCTGCGTCTATAAGCGTGACACTATCACGAACCTCTTGTACCATCATTTTCATTTCCTCTTTGTCTTCTGCCATTTCAGATTTAATTGCTACCATTCCATCAAACAACATTCGCACTGCTGCTCCTTGCTGTTCTGACCAATGTAATTGCTGACCCACTACCGCTAGAATTTTATCCGTTTCCATTATTGAACCACCTTTCTACCATTCACTGCTGGTCTCATTTGATCAATAAAGTTTTGAAGCATATCCAAACTCTCGTTAAATCTCTTTTTCTCACTACTAGATGCCGAAGTTACTGATCCAAGATTAAGAGTAGAAACAGCAGCCTTCTGGAGAAACTGTTTTACGTGAATGCTAAGTTGAATTGTATTTATGTCAGCTTCGTATCTTAGCTTCTTCATTTGTGTTTGGCTCTGTTGTTCATCGAAGTCATCAGGCTGCTGGAGCTTTAATGCTTCTAACTCCTCTTTAACTCGTTTATATCCTTCGTCAAGGTCACGAACCTTTTGAGATTCAGCTTCAATATCTTTTTTCCACTTGGCATCACGCGCTTTAAGTGCCGCCTGAGCTTCTTTATCTTTCTGAGCCATAAATACTTCATTCTCTTCTTGCTGACGCTCTATTGCTGCATTGACAGCGTCTTCGAGTTGATCAGAAGGAATGGAGTCTTTGTATTGCTTTCGGAGGTTTTCTTTCTCCTTCTCGGCGGCTTCAGTCCGAGCATTTGCTTCCACAACAGCTTGTTCAGCTGCTTCCATTCGTTCTTTTGTTTCGGTAAAAGCTTTATGCGTGCTTATAAGTCCAGCATCAAGCGATTGAATGATCTCCGGTGTGGCATTTTCAGCAATGAACTTTGCTTTATCGTAGTTACGTCCACTGCCAAAACCAGCTTGCTCAGCAACTATATCCCTTACTTGTCCTTTATCGCCCTCAGGCAAACTTTCCTTATCTGGCGAAGCCATTCGCTCTTTTGCTTTGATTTTCTCAAGTTCCTCGATCTTCTTGCCGTAAGCAATTCGTTCAGAAAAAGTGAAATCTCTGCGATGTTCGTTTTCACTAATTTCAAGTTGCAGGTGATGTGCTCGATCTCTCACCTCCATAACGTTAACTTCTACCTTTTCTCTACCCATATGCTGGTGAGCTCTAAGGCGCCGTTCTCCGGCAATTAACTGGTAATCTGACGTTACGACAATAGGATTAATTAGGCCATTCTCAGCGATGTCCTGAGCCAGTTCCTCAATGCCGATGAATTCTTGTCGGATACGATCTGTTACTTTGATTTTGCGAATATCAATGAGCAATGTGATTCTCCTTTCTTTTTATACTCAAACTTCTATTTGTTTTTCTGTTCATTAAGCCACTCCCTTAAAAACATCCTAGTTTCTTGAACTGGATAATACCATTTACTACCAATTTTCACTTTTTGGAATCTTTCATCAAAGAAAAATGTTTCTTGAATAAGATTCCAACTCATGCAAGTTCTCTTCTTTAATTCGTTAGTATCCCAGAAAACGTATTCTGCATCGACTTGTTTAACTACTTCTTCCACACGTTCTCGAAAGATTTTTCTAACTTCCGACTCATCTATGGTGACATTAAGTAAACCGTCCATATAAACACCTCGCATAAAGGGTATTTAAAATACCTTATCTCTTATAAAAAAACCCGCCTCGCAAAACGAGTGGTATTGACAATACCTAGTCAAATGGATATACTTTAATAAAGGTATTAAAAATACCTCGCGATTTAAAATATCTCCTCAGGTTTACTGTCTAAAGCTGAACAAACATTCATCATTACTTTAAAGCTCGGGTCTACTCTTCCATATTCCAAACTCCTAATTTGTTCTATGGAAACGCCAACTTCATTTGCGAGTTTTGCTTGAGTAAACCCTTTTTCCAATCGCTTTTCACGTAATCGTTCACGTCTTTTGGTTAATATACCTTTCATACCCATTCACCTCTTTTCATTTGTGCGTAACCTGATTATAAACGGTATTATAAATACCGTCAAGTATTTTAAATACCATATATTTTTAATTATCGGAGGTTCATTATGTCTTTAGGTACAAGAATTCGCTCACGTAGAAAACAACTAGGACTTTCTCAAATACAAATAGCTGAACAATTAAAAATGGGTAGATCTAATTTTGGTCATATTGAAAATGATCGGGTCACCCCTTCTAGTACTGATCTTAAAATAATCGCAGATATTCTAAAAACAACGCCAAACATTCTTCTTGGAAAACAAACCTTAGATGAACAGTTAGCAGATGCTCCTGAATGGGCAACATCAAAAGATGTCGCAGATTTCAAAAAGATGTTAGAAGATGACCAACCTGTCATGTTTGATGGAGTACCTATTGAAGGGGAAAAACGTCAACGTGTTATGGATATCCTTTCAGGTCTTTTTTGGGAAGCAAAAGAAATTAATAAAATCACTTATGGTAAAAAGAAAAATAACAAAACTAATGACACCTCTGTCGATAACAAAGAGTAG